TATATTTTGCTAATGGTGAATTGCTCCACCACTCTTGAGCAGAATCAATATCTTGTTGTGTTATTTTACCTAAGTCAACTCCTTTTCTATCTAATTCAAATAAAGAAGAAAGACCTCCTTTACTTGGGTTATTAGTATTTTTTGGATCAACAATATTATCTATACTAGTTTTTTGATCTATAATTTTAGTATCTGTACCTAAAACAGCTAGTTCCGCATCATATTTAGCATTAATTTCTTTTTCAACAGTCCATCTATCCATTTCTTGGAATTTCTTTCCATCAATAATGTAGTTATATAAACTTGCTCCAGATGCACTATCTGAATCTAATAACTCTATACTATTTAAAGCTTCTTGTCTTCTTTTTTCTATATCAGCTTTAGTATCTGTAGGAATAGAATCTACTTTTTTTCTTTCAGCAAATATCTTTTCCATATCTGCTGTTGTTGCTATAAAAATAGCTTGTTGTCTTATACTTAAAGGTTCTCCTTTTAAATAAGCATCAGCAATATCATTTAAAATTTTATCAGAAACAATATTTGATTCTGTAAATGCATTAAATGCTAAATCAGAAATAGGTTCTTCATTTAATTCTACTTCAGGTTCATTTAATGCATTATCTAATTGAGTAACAAAGTCAGAAGGTAAACTAAACTTCATATATGAGTTAAAGAAACCAGGTTCTGTTTGTTGACTTAATTTAATTTTAGTATTTGGTAATGTTTCAAGAAGAGGTAAATAAGGACTTAATTCAGTTGCTATTTCACCAGTTTCAAGATTATAATCTAAATAACCATTCCTTCCTAATGCTTCTGCATTATATGACATTTTAGCACCATAAAAATTACCATACTTATCTTTAGCTGCATTTGTTAATACTTCTTCAAATATTGACTCTTTTCCATTTAACTCTTCATTTGTAAGAGAAAATGTTTTACCAGAACCTTCTTCTAAAGTTTTTTCAGTATATGAAAATAATAAAGTATTAGTTCCTGCATTATAATTAATCTTATGTCTTCTAGTTGAAGGAGAAGCATTATCTGATAAAAATTGATTTACAAAATTATACTTTTTTTCATTAGATATTTCAGGATTAGCTAATACTGCAGCAATCTTTTTTATTAAATCTCCAGGTGTTCTTACACCTTTAACATTATCAACAGGTAAGTTAGGTCTATCAAGTGGATATTCTTTACCATCTAACTCTATTACAGCTGAGGTATCTCCACCAGGTGTCATAACAGGTTTAATAGTTCTAAATGTAGCATTATTTACAAAAGCAAATTCTCTTAAATTTTGTAATGTAATTACTTTTTGCCCAATAGATTCTTTTACTCCAGCACTAAGACCTGTAAAATTTAATAAAGGAGCTTCTCCTCTTTTAGCACTTTCTCTTAACGCATCTAATTGTGCAAACTCAGCTTGTTGTTTTTTTGTAACTTCTTCTACAGATTCTCCTGTAATAGCTGCAATTTCTTGAGGTGTTTGTGTAACACCTGCAATACCATAAGCATTAACAACTTCAAATTTACCAAAGTTCTTACGAGTATTTCTTAAGAATTGATAAACAATACCTCCTCCTTTTTCTTGTGTAGAAATATTACCTTCAACATCAAAATATTGATATTTACCTTCTGCATCTGTTAAGACTAATGCAATAGTATTTATAGTATCTACACCTTTAGGAGTAAGACCTTTGTCATTTATTGCTTTAGATCTTTCAAGAAGATTGTTTCTTGTTTCTGTATCAAGTTGATCTTTATGAGTCTCTGCTAATTTAGATAAAAGTATTGGTTTAAGTTTTAACTTAACACCTTGGTATGTAATAGTTTCAGTTATTTCTGCATTTTCATCAGTAGAAACCTTTTCTGCTATACTTTCTAAAGCAGTATAAATTCTTTGTTTACCAGTATCAATTCTTTCTTCTATTAGTCCTTGTTTCTTTGTTGGATTAACAGGAATTAATTGTGACATTGTGGATGTTAAAGCATCAGAAACTCTTAACCTAACAGTTTCCATACTGTCTGCTGGAGGGTCAACTTCTTTAGCATTTTCTGCCTCAATTTGATTAGCTCTTAATAAAGCCATCTTAGATCTTTGAGTCATCTGTGGTTTAAAATGTTTTAAAACATTATCAAAACCTTTATCAATATCTTTAAAGCTTTTGCCTAAATCTTTAATAGGATCTAATTTAAGATCTAAGTCATCAAAGGCTGGTTTAGAAGCTATTACTCTAATAATAGAAGGAACTTGTTGTAAAAATTTAATGGCTGTATCTTCATCTTTCTTATCAGCAATGCTGTTAAAAAGATTTTCCATATACTTATCTGCATCAAATATTTTATCAGTACTTTTTAAAGACTCTGATAAAGATTTGTAAACATTTTTGTATAATTTTTCAGCTTGAGGCTGACTTAGTGCACAGGTCATTTTCATTTTCTAACAGTCTAAATCTTCTAATAATTCATTTAAGGTATCATCCACAGATCCTATTGCATCAGCTTCTTTTTCAAGCTTACTTTGTATAACTTTATCATCAGTAAGAATACTAACTATATCATTTGATTCTTCTATTAAAATCTTATCTTCTGTTGTAGTTTTTGTTTCTTCTACTTTTTCTGTAGGTATTTCAGATGTTAGTTTAAATGTTTTATCTAATGTTTCCATAGGTACAGTCATTTCATTTGTGCGTCCAACAGGTCTTATAGTAACTGTATTAGCAGTAAAATTAATTTTAACAATTGTAGCAACTTCAAAAGGTTGTAAAAATACTTCTCCTTTATTCTTACCTTTCTCTGCAAATATAGTACTTTCAGCAAAAACTTCATCACCTGTAGTATAAGATTTTTCTTTCATTACAACAGTTTCCCCTGAAGTTAACAAAGCTCTTCTAGAATCTAACATTTCTTGAACTTGGAACACTTCTTCAGCTGTCATTGTAAGAGCCTTCATTCCAAAATTAAGTTCAATCATTTGTAATTTATCAAAGTCTGCTTTATTAATTTCAGCTTTAAGTTTTAAAACTGTGTCTGATAACTTAGCATCTTCTTCACTTACAGATTTTTCTATAGGTTCAGGAACTTTCTCACCTACAATTTTCTCTACAGAAGCTGACAGAGGTACTGCAGATACTGAAGGAGTAGTTGGTGGAATAATTTCATCTAACTTATCTTGCATTTCTTTTGTAATATCTAAATCAATTAGAATCTTACCTGGTTTTAATGCTTTAGAAGATGTAGGCTTTGAAGCTTTAAGAACTTTACCTGTTGTACTATCAAGAAAAATTTCAATTGGAAAAATCTTAGGTGTTGCTTTAATACCAAACATATTGTATAATAAGTTCACATAGGCACCTTGTTGGTATGTATTTTCTATTTTCTTTTGATAATCTGCTTTACCAGGAGTATTATAATCTTCCCATTTAGCTTTACTTCCTGTTTTTAAATCTACAATAAAGAACTCTCCTTTTTTATTTACAAGTAGTAAATCTATTTCTCCTGCAACTTTAGCTTGTTTGTCATAAACAACAAGACCCTTAGATACAATAATTAAATCATTAGTATCTATCCATTGTTGAACAATTTGGAATAATCCATTATCACCATATAAAGCATCAAATGCTTCTTTAGTTATTTTTTTAGGATCAAAAACAGGTTTTTCACCATTAAAGAAAAGTTTACCTTGAGCATCTATATAATTACCTCCAACTCTATTTTCTTCATATGTTTTTTCAGTAACTAATGCTTCTACTGCTTCTAATACAGAAGGTTTAGAAACTTCAGTAGTTGTTGTAGTTGATGTTACTGGAATTGTTTCTGGTAAAGATTCTGAAAGTTGAGCTAATTTACTTGCTTGCAAATCAGTCATCCTATTAAGATTACCATTATACGCAGCTTGTTCATCCCAAACACTTATAATATCATTAAGTTCAGCTTTTGATTTTATAGCACCTGATCTAAGTGCATTTTGAAGATTTCCAAAAAATAAAAAACTTAAAGATTTACTTTGATCTTGAGATTGTTGAGTTATTGCACTATCTATAAGACTTGCATAAGTAACAGCAACTTCTGTAGTAGTTGAACTTTCTTTACTAGTTTTTTCAGAATCTACTCTTTGTTTTTGTTCTGGAGAAAGACTATCCCACATTTTAGGATTTTGTATTTTAGTATAATCTTCTGTTTCAATTAATTCTACAGTATTACCATATTTTTCATTTACCTCAATTGCATCATTAAGACTTCTACCACCCATAGTTTTGTCTACCCCCCAACTTCCATTTTCACTTTTTACATCCCACTTAACAGAACCATCAAGATAAGTTGTTACTCTAAATTCTGTATTAACATCATTTTCCTTATTAATTACTGATATAGTTTCTCTTTTAATTGCTACTTGACTATCTACAAATCTACCTTTAGTATCTGTAGTAGTTTGTGTACTTTGATCAGCAATAGCAGCTTCTATATCTGCTTTAAATTTATCAAAGTTATAAGTGTCCTCACCTTTAGTAGACCACATATTAAATCCTGGTAGTTTTGCTTCTATAATTTTTTGAACAAAATCATCTACAGATAAACCAGCACCAATTGTTTGATTATATAATGCTCTTATCTCATCCATAGAACCATCCATGGCACCATACTGATATACTGAACCCTTAAGCCCTGCAATAACATTACTTACACGTCTTAGAATATCTCCTTCTACATCATAACCTGTTGGCATTGGAGTAATCTTTTCTTGTTCTTTTTGAAGTTGATCAATTATTACTTGAGCTTTTTGAAGTTCAGGACTCATTTCCTTAACTCTTTCATTTTCAATATAAGCAGAAAGTATATTTGCTTTTATTTTAAGTCTGGCAAAATCTTCTCTTTCTTGTGGACTTAATTTACTAGCATCTTTGTTATTCATTTCTGATATAAGTAATCTATATCTTTTAAGAGCTGCCTGTAGAGTAGCATCATCTACTTCATCAGCTGAAACAGTTTTACCATTTGGTAATGTAATCATTGGTACAACAACATCTCCAGAAGGTTCTGTAGCAGTTTTTAATTTTTGTTCTTTTAAATATGTTTCAATAATTTCCAGTGCTTCAGGTTCAGATTTAATATAAGTCTGAAACTTATTACGTAAATCTTCTTCTGTAAGTGAATCTGGAAATAGTGATTTATTTTTTGGATCAGCTCTGTATGCATCATAGGCATCAATAAGTTGTACTCTTAAATCAGTTGGCATATCTTCAACTAAAGTATCAGCAGTTATTTCTACAACAGGGGTACTTTCAGTTGGAACAAAAGGCTTTGATGTTTCTTCTACAGATTCTTCAGCAGCTTTTGCTCTTGCTTCATCATATTTATCTTTTACTAGTTTAGCCTCTTCTACATTAGGGGTTTCTACTAAAGAAAATATTTCAGCAGAATCAAACTTAATTTTTCCTTCTTCACCTTTAGCTTTAAGATCTACAGGTTCTCCGGTTGCATTATCAAATCTTAAAACACCATCTTTATCTTTAAAGTAAATTTGTGTTTTAACAGTACCATCATTATATGTAGCTTCAACATATTGACTAACACCAACTTGATCTGCTATAACTTGTATACTAAATGGTTTAGGACTAACTATATCTCTTACCTTAACTCTTTTTTCTTCACGGGGTAACTTGTTTAATTCATCTTGTTCTTCAGCATTTAATCTAGCAATATTATCATTAAGTTTATCACTGCCAGATTTTTGACTTTCTACCAATTCTAGTATGTAATGTAACTTGCTAAACTCAGTAAGTAATTGCTCATATATTGGACTCCCTGCTTTAATAACTCTTTTATTAGTAGCATCAAAAAATTCTGTAGGTAATGTACCAAACTCTTTAAAGTCAGCAAACTCATCTAGATCAACATAGATTCCTCTAGAAGCCATCTCATTTAGAAGTTGGTTATACTTAAGTCTTTCTAATTGATCATTAATATTTTTTTTAATACTTTCTTCTCTATTATTCCATGAATCAGACATCCAGTCAAATGTTCTTTCTACATGATCCATAAAGCCAGAAGGATCTGTTAACATATTTACTGCATCAGAAAGTTTATATGATTCCTCTCCTAGTCTATAATAGTCTACAAGTTTTTCAAAAGCTTGATCTATATTACCATCAAGAATTATATCATCACTTTGTTTAGCAAGAATCTTCATGTATTTTTTAAAAGAAGCTTCTAGTCTATTCATAATCATTTGATCTTTTACTTCTGATCTATCATTATTTTCAGCAGCTAAAATCCTTTGTTCTTTTTCTATTTTATCTATCTTTCTATCAATAGATTGAATTTCTTTTTCAGAATATTTACTATCATTTATATAAGTTTCATAATACTCAGGAGATTGTAATTGTTCTCTTCTAGCCTTAAGTTTAGCAAGCTCTGTAGATAAGGCTTCTTCTTTTTCTTTATATTCTAAATTAGCTGCATCATTTTCTTCTGCTTCAGTTAAGTTAGCTGATCTTTTTTCAAAACTTTTTAATTTAATTTCTTTAAGTTTTCTTTGAGATCTTTTATCTCCTTTTAAAGGAGCATTAGCAGAAATTTCATCTTCAACATATTCTTTTTCTTTTGTATTTCCTTTTTGTTCATTATTATAAAAGCGGTCCATAAACCCAGAAAGCTCAACCTTAAATTCTTTTAATCCAGTTAAGAGTTCAGTCTTTTCTTTAACTTGTTTTTTTGAATAATCATCATCAAGACCTTTAAGACTTGTTAATTCATTTTCAATAATATTTATCTCACTATCTAATCTACTTTCTTTGAGAAGAACTTGTACTCTGTTTGGATCAATTTTTCCAATTAATTTATTTGAAGCTAAATCTTGAAATACACTTTGCATACGCATAACTGTATTCTTAAATGTTTCATTATAAAATATAATTGCTTTTTTACCTTCTTCCCAAGCAGCATGACCTATTGCTGCTTTTTCATATGCTAGAGTACCTTTTTCATAATCTTGTAAATTTACAGGACTAGGCATTGTTTCATTTATTTCCTTATACTGTTTTTCAATTTCTTTTGTTCTGTTAATAATAAGATCAAGTTTTTCAACATGTCCTTTTGTTTCTTCTTCAGTTGAATTCATCATCTCTGCATACTCCTCAGAAGTTAATTGCTTTAATGATTCAAGATACTCAACATAAGTATCAACTTGATCCATTTCTATTAGACCAGTAACTTGCTTTATAGTAGCTTCATTTCTTGCATCTAATTCTTCTTTAGTAGTTCCAGATTGTATAACTTTATTTAATTCAGCTTGTTCTCCTAAGCCAAATAAACGTGTATTAAAATATTTAAGTGGATCATTTTTAAAAGTATCATTTACAGATTTGGCCATATTAGTGCCATAGTTTTTTAAATATTCTTTATCTGCTTTATATTGTTCTTTATTAAATATTTTTTGTTTTGTTTTTTGAAGAAAAGGTAATGCCTGATTAAGTGGGTGTGCCATTGTTCCCATAGCAAATCCTGATAAAAAAGTTTCTCCTCCTTCCCAACTAAATTGTTTTCCAAGAGCATCTTTAAATATTTTACCTCCTGATCTTTTATCACGAAGTACTTCTAATTGAGCTTTAGTAAAAAGATTAGCAGAAACAGGTTCAGAATAAAAAGCTTGTTTATGATAATCTTTTGATGTATTAGAAATTATATCTTGTACAGATTCTTGTACACCCTCCATTAAATTAGCTTTAGTATAGCCAATAGTTTTTAAGGCTACCTTTTGAAAACCTTGTTTTCTTATTGATTGTGCTGTACCTTTAAATCCTTTCCAACCCTTATCAATCCAACTTAATTTAGGAGTTAAAACTTTTGCACCACTTTTTAATGTTGTTGTAGTAAATTCTTTAACTGTTTTACCAGCTGCATTTTTCTTAACAGTAGAAAGACTTTTATTAAGTAATGCAGTTACTCCTCTTTTAGGATTCATTATATTATCAAAACCAACTTTATTACTTGCAAAAATAATAAGAGTATTAGCAAACATTCCATCAGCACTTGCTTGACCAGCTTCATTTTTTATTCTATCTAATGTAGCATCATCAGGTCTTTCTCCATTATGAGTTTTTTTATATTCTTCAACTCTTTCATTAAAGAAATCATTTCTTATAAAGCCTCCTTCAAGTCTAGCTTCAGATAAAGCCATATTTATATTTCTAATATCACTATATAAAGCACCTACTGTTTTAAATGTACCTGATGATGCTCTAGCCAAATTATTTAATTGACCTTTATTTCTTATAATATTACCAATAGCCTCTGTAGTATTTGATAATGGATTAGCAAAATTAACAAGCTTTTTACCAAAATTAGAACTTTTTTCTGCTGCTTTTGAAGCAGCTAATAGTTCTCTTGTTTTGTGTAAAGCATTTAATTCTTGAAGATATTTTCCTGTTTTAAATGAAGCTTCAGCAACATTTGACATAGCTTTTATACCTTCTAATCCTTCTGCTACTCTTCTTCCTGCATTTAATAAACGGTAAGTTGTTACAGCACCTGTTGGTGTTGCTGTAAGGGCACTTATTCCCATACCAATTACTTCTTCTGCAATTGCTTCAGACATTATACCTGCTGTATAAGCAAAACTTACTCCTAAGTTATTAGTAAATCCTACAAATCCACCTTTAGTTGAATTACCAATAGCAGCTGCTCTAGCATAACCAGTTGCTTCTTCTGGATCATCTCCAAAATCACCTTGAAGTGCTCTACCTAAACTTTTAACTCCTGATGTAAAACCTCTTGCAAATAAAGGAGCCATAGAATATGTCAAAGATCTTTTATATTCTGACATTGCACTTGTACCAGCATTAAATTCAGCATCATTATTTTTAAATGGAGAGAATCCTATTCTATCAAAAGTTTCATTACCATATGCTTTATATCTATTATAGTATGAACTACTGTTTATACCAGCATCATAAGTATAAGGTGTTATTACAGGAGCTGTAGCAAAGTTACCTACATCTTTTCTTAAAAATTGAGTTAGTGTTTCATTAGCAGCATCAGCAGGAGTATAACCTTTTTTTGGATCAGTTGGTGTTGGATTAAATGATTCTTGAAGTTGTTTAGTAAATAAATCTTCAGAAGCATTAGCAGGTTCAGCCGGTATTCCAGCACTTGACATTAATAAATTAATATTATCAGGCATAACTTAATTATTTATTTTGAATGTTTTCTGCTTGCTTTACTGTTTTTGCTAATTGTTCATTAACATAAAAATTAATAGCATCAATACCATCATCTCTAGAATTATCAATATTACTACCAAATCCTGTAACATTATTTTCTGCTTCTCCAACTAGTTTACCATCATAGTCAAACAACTTTATAGTTGTAACATAATCAGGTTCTCCTTTGCCTCCTATTCTAATATTATATTCTCCTAAATTAGAAGGATGTTTCCAAGTATAACCTTGTCTATAATCTACGTGAGCTTGAAAAGCAGATATTTGAGATTTAATTAATAGATTATTAAAGTCTCCTTGTTCACCAATAATACCTAAACCATTTAAAGTTAAAAGATCATAATCTTCTTTACTAAGTGAACCATTTGGATTTTTATCAGCATCAATAAGTTCTGACTTTAAAAATTTATCAGGAAGCATAAATTTCATACCTGAATTATCTTTACTATCATTAGCATATTTTTGAGCAATCATATCAAAACCATTAGCTTTAGTTGCATTTTCTTTGGTCCACTCCATAAATTTATTCATTAGAGCAATTCCTTTTGTATTTACTTCTCCTATATCTCCATCTTCTCCTTCACCTGTATCCCAACCTGATGAACCTAAGCCACTAAAAGTCATTCTTCTATTATTACCATTAACTTTTCCTTTTATATTTTCCCAATCTTGAACCCAAGTTCCGAAAGCTACAGATCCTGGACTATCAGCTTTTGCAAGATTAACATTTGCTTTTAATCCAGGTGCACCAATACCATATTTTGGATCATATGCTCCTGGTGAAGCACTTGCAAAACCTGGTATAGTTTCAGTTAAAATACCTTTATCATTAGAGTTACTATATATAGCTCTAGCTGACTCACCAAATTTCTTAGCAAATATATTAGAAACTTCTGAAGGTGCATAATTAGTATATGTTGGACTAGTATTATAACCTTCCATTCCTGCACCATCAGAATTTTGCCAACTTAAGTTATAAGCTTCTGAACCTTTAATATGTTTATTAGCATCCTTATTTGGGTCTTTTCCAAAATATGCACTAGGTTGATTATCTTCATATACTCTATTTAACTTAGTATCATAATCTCCTCTTCCAGAATAAGGATTTGCTACTCCACCAGTTGCTGGTCCTGTTTTAACCCATTCTTTACCACCAGGAACTTTAGGATTATCTACTAAAGTTTTTCCTAAAGACGTTTCATATTTATTAACTTGTATTTCATAATTTGTTAGTGGCTTATAACTATAGTTAAAGTTATCAGCTGCATCAAAAGAATTTTCAAGTTCTTCCTCATATCTACTCATATTATAACCTCTAAATATACCATTCTCTATAATAGGTGTTCCAAAATCTTGTCTTATCCCTGCATCATTTTTAAAAGAATTATACATATCAGCTATAATAGCTTTTTTAGAATTTGTTTTCCAAGTCTTACCATCTTGATAATTATCACTTACAGCATTTGCATTTGCAAGTTTTTGAAATAATCCCTTCTCATTAACTTCTTGTTTTACTATAGAATTTTCTGAGTTTGCATAAATAAATTTTGTTATATTTTTAATTACATTAGATGTATAATTATAATTAGGATCATCTGATACAACAAGATCCTTTGCTAATGGATCTTCATTAGTTCTTCCTAAAAAGAAAGCTCCACCAGACCTTTGAATAGTTTCTTTAAGTTTTTTTGGATCACTATATTGTTCTTCATCAAATATTGCTTTTCCAGTTTTTGTATTTATATTAGCATTCAAATCAATCCAACTTAGTTCAGTACTCTTTAAAGAGCCATCTCTTTTACGGCCAGTTGACTCAACCCAAGCTTTTACAGGATTATCAGTAACTCCTTTATTTACCTGTACCTGCCGTTCCTTAATACTTTTAAATATTGGATCTCCAACTGAAGTTGGGGCAAATATATTTTTCATATCATCAGCACTTATAGCACCTGCTGTTTTTAATCTTTCAAACATAGATAATGATTGTAATACTCCAGGTTCTATACTTGAACTAAACATATTATTGAGATCTATATTTAACATCTCATTTACATTTTGTTGATTAAGATTTCCTCCTTCTGGTGCTACAACAGTAAAAGGATTTCCACTTGCATCATATCCATTATCTTTATTTTCTTTTGCAACTTTTGTTGCTTCAGTTAAATTTTCAGAAGCTGTTTTATTTGGATCTGGCGTAAATACTTGTGGTACATAACCAGGTTCTTTTTCACCTTTTTTACCACCGCCACCTTTTCCACCGCCACCTTTTCCACCACCAGTAAGTGGTTTTTTCTCTCCACTATAAGTAAACTCATCATAATAGGCATCTGCTTTTCTTTTATTTATAGCATTATCACCTCTTAATTGTTCAGTTCTATATCTCCATGATCCAGCAGCATTAATCTCTGATAACTGTTGTTTATGTTTCATATCAAGAACAGCATAAGGATTTTCTTTAAAATCTTCTTTTGCATCTTTGTAAGCAAAAGTTTCTGCTCCATTCATAATGTCACCATTCATCATATCATATGCAACATTACCATCTACAATTCTTCTTAGTTGATCAATATCTTTATAAGGATTATGAAATTCTCCAGTACTAGTATTACCACTACTTGAGTAAGCTCCATTTAAATCATCAAGTTGTGAATCAAGTTTTGATAATATATTATCATTAACATCTTTACCATCTTGATACTCTTTTAAAGTTTTTTCTAAAAGAGGATTAGTTCCTTTTTGTTTTATTTGCTTTTGTATATCTGCAATACGGGCATCATAAGTTCCAGAAACTGATTGAACATTTTTTTGTCTATCAGCTACTCTATCTCTCATTCCAGTATAAGCTGTTTCAAGATATTTCATTTCAGCTTGTTGAACTCCACCATATTTATCAGCATCCCTATAGGCAGCATCTTTTCTATTAACATAAGATTGTGTTTTATAGACAGCTTGAACACCTGGATCAGATCCTAATTGTGCTTCAAATAGTTTACTTAAAGGTTCTTTAAGTATTTCACCATTTTTATTCTTAATAATCCACATGCCATCTTGACTCATAGATGTTTTTTCAAAAGAAAGATCAGCATCTTTTGCAAGATCCATTATCTTTTTTTGAATATTAACATAGGGTGTATATACAGGAGAAGAAATTCCCATTGCAGCATTTGCATCAGCACTTTTAAACTCTTCTTTTCTATATTGAAGTTCTTTTATACCATCTTCCCAATAACTATCTCTTGCTTTTTGATCTTCACTCTTTAGTAAACCTTGTGCTTCTCCAAGTTCTTTATTAAAGTTCTTAGTCCAAGCCATATCTTTCATAAGATTAGTATCTTCATAAAAAGATTTAAAAATTTGACCTGCTTGCTGTACATTTTTTTCTTGAGAAAGATCAAGTCCAGCTATTCTTTTTAAATCAAAGTCTATTTGTTTTACTGTATTGTCTCTTTTTTTAATATTATCTTCTCTTGTTAGATCACCATAATAATATTGACCATACATTTTACCCAACTGAGCATAGTTAGTGTCATACTGAGATTGCTTCAGTTGAAGTAAATTTGAAACAACATTTAAACCATTATCATAAGGTTGTAATGATGGGATGATTGATTCAACACCTTGTAAATAAGTTCCCATATATTTATATTTCTTTGTATTGTAAAAATATTAAAATTTATTTAGTTTACTAAACTTTAAAAGTTTAACGTAGTTTAAAAGGATATACTGTATCAGCTAAAAGAAACCCTCCTTCTGCAAATATATTACCACCCATTCTTTTTTGTTGTTTATTCATTCTCATTTGTAAATCAATTGCTCTTAAAGCATCTGCATCACTTGTTATACCTTCTTTTTTATAATCAGACATTTGATCTAATACAGATTTAGTAGGAGCTGTTGGTGTAATAGGAGTATTATTTGTATTGTAATATCCTTCATTACCTTGAGCATCTATACCCCACTTCATACCTTGAGCTGCATTAGTTGCGGCAAGTGTTCTAGCATTACCCTTCATTTTACCATACTTGTTAGCAATATTTGCCCATTGATTATTATTATCTTGGGCTACATTACTTGCCCATGTAGCATGTTGAGGATTATATGTATCTTGAGCTTGTTTGCCAAGTAATAATTGATCCCATTGATGAGCAACATTTGCTTTTCTAAGACCAGTTGCTATATTAGCATTAGCAGCATTAGTTTGACTAGCAAGATTAATTATATTATTTTGACCAGCTGCTTCTGCATTAAACAAAGCTGCCATAGTACCACCCGGATTATTACCAGATACTTTACGTATTGCATCTTGTGTACTTCTAGTTTGTCCTTTAAGAAGTTCAGCTTGTCCCATATAATCTGTACCCCAAGCATCTTCACGTACTCCTGGTGCTTTACCCATTATAGGTGCTTCATTAACATTTCTTGCACCCATTGCAACACCTAATTCAAATTCATCTTCTGGAAGATTTTGTATTGGTGTAAAGTTTGATTCAGTTTCTTTTTCTTGTTCCCATGAATGACAATCTGTTCCACAAGGAACTATAGTTTCTTCATTAGAATAAGGGTCTGTACAAAAACATTCTTCTTCAGGATTTTCAGGACATGCAGAACATTCTCCTGTTGCAGGATCTTTAGTTCTTACAATAGGAGCACCATTAGCATCAACCATAGCAACACCTGTAACAGGATCAATACATGGAGGACATTCTTCTGTTGGCTCTGGTTCCATATAGATAGCTTCTTCTTTTCCTTCTTCACCTTTAACTTCACATCCTTTTAAGTAACCTAAATTTGAAGGATCAGTAATACCTGCTTTTATCATTTCTTCAGCAGAAACTCCATAATAAGATCCACCTTTTTTAGTCATCCAAGCACATACATCTTCTTTAGTATATTTACCACCTTTTGTTACTTTTCCACGAGGTGTAAGTTTAACATTAGCACCGGAAGTACCTTCAGTTTTATTATATTTATAATCTCCTTTTTCATCTTTTCTTTGTTCCCAAGTACTTTTAGTATACTCATCTTTTTCTACTTTTTTAGTATTAATAGGTCTTCCATTTGCATCTACAGCAGCACCTGTTACAGCTCTAGGCAAGTAACCACCATTCCTATAATATCCTCCATAAGCATATTGATCAAAAGGCATATCATAACCACCCATCTGCATACCATAAGCTGCCATAGGAGCTTGTTGCATTTGTTGTTGTTGCATTGCCATCATTTCTTCTTCAGAAGGTTGAGCTTGTTGTTGCTGTCTTGGATCCATTTGAGGTTGTCCTTGACCACCTTGCATTTGCGCAGCCATCATCTGGGCCATTCTTGGGTCCATTTGTTGTTGAGGAGGCTGTTGCATTCCACCAGGTTGCCCTTGCATCATACCTTGTTGTTGAGCAGCCATTTGTTGTTGCTGCTGTTGAGCATTTTGCTGATATTGTGAAAGAGCTTCAAGAACAAATTCCTGAGCTTGTCTATCAGGTATGTTTAAGTTCATTAATACTGTTTTAATATCATCTACTGAAACTTGGTTTTGAATTAGACTAATAATAATCTCAGTCATTGGTATACCATTTTCCATTGCAGATCTTACCTTATCAGTAATATCAGACAATACTTGTTCTAATCCTTTTTTAGCTTGTGGTAAAAATCCACCACGTCTCATACCAGGTTGTTGCATACCAGGTTGTGGCATTTCTTGTGATGTTTCTTCTGGCATAGCTACTGGAGAACCATCAGGCATTGTTGGTGCAGGACCTTGTCCTTGAGGTGCTTGTCCTTGAGGAGCACCTTCCATTCCTTGTTGTGGAGCAGATTCTTCTTTTTGAGCATCTGGAAGAATGTCTGCTTCTGTTATATTATTTTCTTCCATATAGGCTTTTGCAACTACAGGTATACCTTGAGGAAATCCTTTTTTACTTTCTTGTGCTAAAGCTAAAGCTCCTAATTTAGATACTGCTTTTTTAATCATTAATTGTGCAGTCTGAACAGCAATCTTATCTGATGTAGAATCTTGAAGAATACCTCTATACTTATTTAGAGTTAAAAATTGTTTTGATAAATCTGCAGGAGTATAACCACCTTTTTTAATAGGCTTGTTAAACATTTTAAGAATACCAGGATCTTTAATCATCATAGACTTAGTATCACTAAAAATAAAACTATCATCTGGAAGATTTAATGGCACTCCATTATTTGAATGTCTTGGTCCTTTTATTTCATAAAATAATGGATAACCTGAAGGATCAAATGTTAATACAGTTTCTCCACCTTCAGCTTCTAGATTAGCTTCTTCTCTAGGAACTTTAGTAATAGTTTTTGTTTGAACTGCATCTTTACTTGAAAGCTTTAGGTCAGCTCCACCAAATGAAGAAATATCATTAGCTAATGAACCATCAACTTGATATCCTGTTTTAGCTTTAGGAGGACTAGTAACCCTTACCTTATAAATATCAGGTTCTTGAGAAATTTTAACTCTATATTGCATATTAGTTATTTTAAGTATTCTATTTTACCTCCGGCAGCTTCAATTTCTTTAATCTGTTTAAGAGTAAGTGTATATACTCTTCCTTTTTGATATTGTTTATTAGGTGTACCCCCCATTTTAGTCACAACATTATTACCATCAAAACCAATATTTTGAATATTTTTACCATATTGATTGTACCAACCTTTATCTCCCATTTGAGAACCAGCAATTTCTGCAGAACCAAATCCTGATTGTCCAGTATTAGGACTAGCTGCATCAGAAGATCTATTTTGTTCTCTAAATGCTTCATCCTGTTTAGCTTGACTCCAAGAATTAGCTCCCTTAGTAACTATATCAGTAAGACTTCCTTTACCAAATAAATCTGCACCCATTTGTTTAGGATCAAAGGTATATGCATTTTGTGTAATAGTTCTACCAACAAAATTTGGATCATTAAATTCTGGTTGATCAACAGTAACACCATTTTTTGCTTCTTGTAGGTAACCACCATATTCTAAGAACTGTGCATATGATGGAATAAAACCACCTTGTTGTCTTCTTATTACACCAAATTGATTTACAGGAGGTCCTGTAGGATTTTGTAAACCATTGTTTTGTAAAAAAGGATTACCTAATCCAGGATTAGATAAACTAGTTCCTTGTGCATTACCTGCAGGTTGTTGTGGTTGACTAGTTCCTTGAGTAGAAGATGATGGTTGATAAGTTGTATTTGTTGCTCCTACAACAGGAACTCCTGGATTTCCAACAGCTAAATTAGGATCAGCTGGTTTACCAGGAGCATTCATATTTACTTGAGGATTTACTGCAGGAGAACTTGGATTTAAAACATCAGGTTCATTAGCATTATCATCTGGACTACTTGGACCATCAGCATAATCTTCTGGAAATGCAGCTCTTCCTCTAGCTTCATCTGCAGCTGCTTTTTTTTCACCTTTAGCAATTTTTCTTTGAGTACTCTTTTTAAAAGAAGAATAATCTCCAGAATTTGTTCCACTGGAGTTAGTTGCATTAGCACCAGGTGCACCATCAGTTCCATTAGTACCAGGAGTTGTTCCAGGAGCACCATCTGCACTTGCAGGATCTTTAGCAGGATCTTTAGAAGGATCAGCATACCAATCAGTAACTCTTTTATTATCAAATGGATTCCATTTATTACCTCTATCTTTATAAGTTTCTTGTCTCATATGTTCTGTTCCTTCAGGAACATTCCAGTTAGGAGAAAAACCTTGTGTATAACTAAAGTCTTTTGAAAAACCAAAACCAAGTTTTTTTGGAGGACCAAACTGCATATTACCTTGTTGTCCTTGTTGTGATTTTTGATATTGTAAAAATTGTTCTATTTGTTGTGGAGTAAATTGTTGTTGTCCAGGAGCAGTAGTATTGGTATTGGTAGTTGTAGTTGTTGTAGTAGGGGCTGGTTGTTTTGTATTAGAACTAGGAATATTGCTAAAAGCATTTGAGCTATTAGCACCAATTAAATTTTCATTTGGTACTCCTTGTGTATTTCCTTTAGCAAATGGATTAGTTAATTCAGCACTTAATTCTGGTTTAAATTTTGAAGAACCATCTATATTAAATTTATTTTTAGCCCATCTATCAAAACCTCCACCAGGACCAAAACTTTGAATACCTCCACCATAAGCATATTCATCTCCACCATATATAAACTTTAATAATTCAGGATTATTAGGATCTATCATAGATTGATCAACATATCCTCCATCATCCATATATCTTCCAACTTGCATACCGTATGCTGCCATAGGATCTACATCCATATCATCTGTATAGGGAACTTGTGAAGGATCTATAGGATCTATGGTGCCATCATTACTAGGATCTTGAGGAATAAATTTATTTAAATTTTGTTGTTTTTGATTTTGGTAAGACCCAGGGATCATTGAGGCATAAGGATTAGCAAAAGGATTTGTTAATAAACTTTCTGCACTAGGAAGACTTACCTCTGGTACAACAGGTAAACCATCTGGACCAATACATTGATCAGAAGAAGCATCATATACAGCTCCTGGAGGACAATTTAATCCTTTTTTATTAGAAGATAAATGACCTTGTGTTGCACTTGAACTTTTTGTATTTCCAGCAACTTCATCTAAGGCTTTATTATTAACACTTGTAATAACTTTTTGTCTAACTTGTGATGGATAAGAAACTGATTTCCAACTTCCTCTATTCATTCCAGACATCATTCCTGGCATCATTCCATATGCTCCAGGTAAAAGATTCACAAGATTTCCTAAAGCTTTTAAATCCCAATCAGCTGTAGCTTTTCTTATACCACCTAATGGTCCAAATTCATAACTAGTATTAACACCTGGTATTGAATGAGGTGTTCCAAATAAAGCTCTGTTAGCTCTTCTTATCCGGCCTCCACGGCCATATTCATTTTTCATAATAGTTGTATTTAATGCATTTTCATCCATTTTTGACATAGTGTGCTGTAATGCTTCTCCATAACCATGAAGTTCATCAATCCAATCATGAGGCTCTTGAGCTCCACCATTTGCTTTTGTATTCATATTTTGATAGGACTCTTCAGCTTGTTTTTTCATCATTGCCTCATTACCCATTTGTTTTACAGTACTTGCAAACATTTTATTTTGTTTTGTATTATTACCCATTGGGTCACCAATACTTCCTGCTGGAGGTAAATAAAATTCACTGTTTTCTACTTCTTCTCCTTCTGCAGCTTTTCTAAGTTTTTTTATATAATCATTAATATATTTACTTTTACTTTGTTTACTTCCTCCAAAAGCAAAAGATGCTGGTACAGCATTAGCATCCATTCCTACAAAGTAAGGTTGTTTAGCTTCAGGAATAACATTATCATTCATATACTGTCCACCTTCTGCATACTCTGCATCTTCATAACCATCATCTTCATTAGCAAGTTCACTTCCCAAATTATTACTTTCATAGTAACCATACGTTTCACTATCAGGTATTTCTTCTACAGCTTCTACTTCTTCTACTTTTTTATTATAAGGAGCTTCTTTATCATATGGAGCAGTTTGTGAAGATGAGTTATAGTTATCTAATTCTTGAAGTGTATCATACATTTCATATACAGTATCTTCAATTTTTTCTCTAGGTATTTTAAAATCTACTAATGCAGAAATAACTTCTTCTGGAGAAGTTCCATTACTTAATTCAGAATCAATGTATGCATCAATAGTATCTGATTGTCCACCCGCTTTCTTAACAAACTTATTAAGCTTACTAATAAATCTTGGAGTTTCTCCAGGTTGTGCTTTACGTATTTTTACTTTCATAATAATATATATATTAAATATACTAAATTTTAATTTAGTATTTAAACTAAATAAGTTTACTTATTTAAAACCTTTTTCTTTCATATACTTTAGAATACGTTGATATTCTTTTGCAGTAACATCAGGTTTTCTATCTGGAGAAATCATTTGATGTGATATAACATCTTTTAAAGATAAATTATATTTTGTAGCAATAGGCCTATAATATTCTATAAAAGATTTTATTTGAGCATCTGTTAAAGGAGTATTTACTGTATTACCTTGAAACTCAACACCAATACTAAAATCATTTACATCTTTTCTTCCATTCCATTCAGACTCTCCAGCATGGAAAGTTACTTGTTCAGGTGAAGCATATACTGTTCTTTTACCATCTTCTTCAATAACAACATGAGATGAACTTTTTCCTGGTGTCATATATTGAGTTCTAACTTGACTCTCATTATTATTAGTATCTTCATAAGCAGTATGATGTAATACAATATTTTTTACTTCATTTTTTAATTTATGACCTTTTTTATAACTTGCATCATTTTTAGTTCTAAGGTTAGGCATATCAAGTACATACTCTTCTTCATACTCATAAACAGGAGTTTTATAATTCATTATATATAAACCATTTCCTCCAGATGAATTTTCATTGTCATATGCTTTTAATCTGTCTGCAGTAAGTTTTTTATCATCATAAGATAATCCTCTTGAATATGTTCCATTATCTAAAGTCCAAGCTTCAAGATATTGATTAGTTCCTTTTAATTTTTTAAATTCTTTTTTTATAGTTGATAAACTTCCAGATACTAAATATTGTTCTTTAGTTACAGGGTTAACAAAAAGAATTCTTCCTCCTTGAATTGAACCATAATAATCATCTTTATCTTTACCTTTTGTTAAAATATTTAAAGAACCATCTTTTATTTTACCATTCTCAAGTACTTTTACTTTAGGTTGTTTGTATCCAGGATTACCTGATTTAGAACCATCTACATATAAATCTTCAATATCTATAATCTTATTCATATAAGTTTGACTAAATTTCCAGTCTTTGTTATTTTTAAAATCTTTAAATTGTCCAGTATGTAAATTACCATCAGCATCTAAAGCAAATACACTTGTATTATCTGTTATATTTTTTAATTTATCAGAATTTGTGAATGGATGGAAAGTTGTAAGTTCTAAACCTTCAGATTCAATATCATTATAATCTCCTCTATTTCTATAACCTAATTTTATATTTGATATAGGTAAGACTTGTTGTTTATAATTTCTATTACTATTAGGTATAGTAAATGATTGTTGAGTACTATTTAAATTTTTATAATACTCACTTATGCCTAATGGATTATCATTTTCTTTTAATTCAGGTACTTTAATATCATCATCATCTATAAGTCCATAAGTTTTACTTTTACGAATTATACCTTGACTAACATATTCTATGTACTCACCTATAGATTCTTTAGTATCTTTTATAAATTCACCTGTGTCTTCAATTGTTTCTTTAAAAGGATAATCTGTTTGAAAATCAGACATCTTAGGCATAATAGGTTTTATTTCTTTTCCATTAGCATCATAAGATTTTTTATTAAAATCCTGCTTACTAAATTGAGCTGCCATAGAATTAGGAATAGGCTCTACTTTATTTATTGGTTCTGATTTTAATAAAGCTTTCTGTTGTGCAATAGTAGATAATCTATTAAATAAATCTTTTTCAAAATTTTCATTAATATTTTCTTTTGCTTTAGTTTTACCTTGTGTAAATGCTTGATCTATATATTTTTTTATATTACTAGGAGAAACAATTTTTGGTTCTTCAAAAGTAGTTATTCCAAATTTACTTAATATATCTTTTGGTGTTTCAACCTTTACTGCTTTTTGTCCTATAGCAGGTCTTTGTAAATTTTTTATAAAAGTAGCTACATCAACCTTTGGTGCAACAATAGGATCTTTTGCTTTAGGTTTAGGAGTTACTATTGGTTTAGCATTTTCTATTTGCTTTGGGAATACTTTAGGTAGAGGAATTCCTTTTGGCTTACTTTGTGCAGCATACTTACTAAGGTCTTCGTTAACAGGAGTACTTAACTCTGAAAACATATTTATCAAACCTTCTTTAGTACCTATACGTTTAGCAACTAAGTCTTCAAGAGTAGCACCTTTACTAATCATTCTGCTTACCATATTTTTGTATGCTTCATGATTAAAAGTTTCTTTTCTATTAGGTACTTTAGCTTCTCCAAATTCTCCTTCTAATATTTTTTTTCTTAAACTCATATTAGATTCAAAACTACCATCTGTTAAACCTTGTTTTTTAGCTTCAGACCATGGTGTACCAGTATATTGTTGCCAAAGTTGAGAAACTGTTCCTCCATCAGCTTCTTTAGATAATTCATTATTATGTATTTCTTCTATAACATATCCTTGAGCAATAAGTTTTTTAATTTCTGATTTAGAAATATTTGTTTCTATTGCCCCACCTTCTTTTTTAAGTTTACTAAATCTTAATGCTGCTGAAAAGGCTAATGGTTTTGCTGCATCACCCACTTTATTTACTTTATCTAAAGCTTTACTATAACCTACTATATCTCCTCCAGCAGCATCTGCACCTGAATCCATAAATCCAAATGTATTTTTAAAATTTGCTATCTTTGGATATAATGCAGCATCATTAAATTTTGTAAATGGTAAAGCAGCTGTACCAGTTTTTACTAAATTATATATACCTGATCCAACATCTCCCCAAGTTCCTTCACCACTTGCTATTTTAGCACCAGACTCATAAACATTAGGTAGATACTCAGTACCTGCCTTATATGCACTACCTGCTCTTAAAATATTAGTACCTGTTAAATGTTTTGCACCTAATATTTCTTTATTTAAAACACCAGATAATTCTCGAGATGTTGCATTTAAACCTTGTGTTAAAATTTTAGTTTTAAGTAAAGCACCCGCTGTATTTGCTCCAAATCCTAAAACATCTCCTTGTCCAAAACTTACAGCTGCATCTGCGGCTGATGCACCTGGATTAATTATATTAAATGTAGAATTTAACCAATTATCATTATAACCAGTCATTTTTTGCCAATTATTATAATCAGGATCTGTTACATCTCTTACATGTTTTCCTTGTTGAACACCTGTTCTTGATCCTCCTAACCAAGTAGCACCTGTATGTATAGGATCTGCAACAAAGTTACCTACTTCATTTAATCCTACCTCAAGCCAATTCAGATTATCAAATTCTTTTTGTTCTCTATTTACAAAATCTTGATAACTAGCATTTTCCATTTTTTTATAGAAAGCTTTAGGATCAGCACTTAGTTGTTGTTTAATTAATTCTCTTAATGAAAGTGCATTATGTTTATCATCCCAAAGATCTTTTACACCAAACATTCCTTGCCCTGATGCTAATATTCTTTCTGTTTCTTTATTTAAAGCTTTTTCTCTATCTTCTGAGTCTATAAGACTATTATCAAATTTTATAGTTTCTGCAGTAGGTAGTACTACATTAGTATTATCAGATTTATTTGTTGCATTAAAAGCATCTTCTAATGCTTGTAATCTTGCCAATTCTTTTCTTTTTAATTCCTCTTGAATTTCTTTTTGTTTTACTACTTCAAGTTTTTTTAATTCATCTGCAGTAGATTGATAAGCCATTCCTTTTTTCTTAGTCTTTTTTATTTTATCATCTGTTGTTTCAAGTGAAGTTTTGTATGGTGAAAATAATTTTTTTCTACCTTTTGCAGTAACTGTTATTTCAGGATAGTTATTTATTTTTACACATGATTGAAACTCATCACTCCATTCATAACCCATACCAGAATTACATTGCATATGCATACATGTTTGAAACATTTCATTCCATACATAATTATCAGGACAAGTACGTCCTCCTTCTGCAAATTTATTAGAAGTTCCACCTTCAGCCCTATGATTTAATGAAGGTACAGAAATGTCTTCTATAACATAACCTCCTTTTCTATATTCTTCTATTTCTTCTGGAGATAAGTCAGCTATTATTCCACCGTCCTCATAATCTTTTCTTCTATGTAAATAAGGAGTTGAAAAAGTATGTTTCTTTTTACCATTAAATAAAGGACCTAAAGGAAAATGTTTATTTAATCTTGGTGTAGTAAAAGAATGGTATTTTCTATCCCATTCCCAATCTGATCCTTTAAGTTCTTCTGGATAGTCTTGTGTACCCATAGATTCTATTAAAGGACTTTCTTGTTTATTTATTACTGGTTCTACAGTAGGTACTATTACTTCTTCTTTAACAGGATCTATTATTTTAACAGGATCTATTACTTCTTCTTTAATGGGTTCAATTGGTATAACAGGTTCTTCTTCTTTATTATAACCTAATAAATAATTTGATGGTTTTGCATAGACTGGATAAAAATGCCCACCACCAGGATGTCCTTTAAAACCTATTGGTTTAACTGAAGATTTAGCCATCATTTTTTTCCATTCACCAAATGAAACCATTGGTTCATTTATAAATGGAATACCATCTTGAGGTGGCATTAATTTTCCAGTACCATATGACATCCACGGATCCCATCCAGTTCTAGGTATAGACTCAAAAGTTTTATAAAATTTATCTTTAGCTGATATAGTTCCATATTTTTTAAATCTAGCAGCCTCATAAGTATTATGATTGTTAACTCTAGTAATATATTGATTATATAATTTTTGTTGTTCTTTTTTTGTTATATTTGATTTTGCTAATTCTGCCTCACTATATACTATTTTTGTATTCTTAGGAATAATTTTACATTCAGTTCCTGTCCAGTATTGTCCTTCGGGACAACCACCTTCCATAGGAGAAAAAATTATTTTTTGTTCAGAAGCTCCACCTTTCTTTGCATGTATTAATCCTTGACCACCACACTTATGACAAGTAGTAATATCATCACCACCATCTGCAGCATCCCATTCCCAACCACATTTTTTACAAGTTACTTTCTTAGTAAGTAAAGAACCACCTTTAGCAGCTACTTTAATTTCTTCTTCTCCTTCATTATTTTTAGAAATATTTTGAAGCATCCAAAGAATTTCCTCATCTGTAAATTGTTTTCTAAGATCATCAATTGGTTTCATTAGGTACTCATTATAATTACCTCTTTTTTTATTTATATAATTTTGAAATATTTCTGGAGTAATTTGTTCTGTAAAAGGATTATATATACCTTCTTTTTTGGCATTATATCTAATTTCACCAAGTCTAGCTCTAACTTCAGTTGGTCGAGAAATATAGTCATGACCTATAGTCTTCCATTCTTTTTGGTTAGAGTCAGAAGATATTTTATGATTTGTTTGAATTATATTTTTTAAATTTTCAAATTGTTTTTGAAAATCTTTGTTATCTTCAGTAAAACCTTGAGAATATAATATTTGTTTTATTTCTTCATCAGTTTGCATACTATAAGCTTCAGGCCATTTTTCTATTCTAGATTTATAGTCTTGATTATCTTTCCAATTAGAACCTCTATTTCTAGTGATATACAATTGATCAGATTCAGGCATTACTCTTTCACTAGATTCTTCTTTATCATTTGGAAATCTTGGATCTTTAGAATTTATAAAATCCCAATTATATATTCCTTTTGGTCTATCAGATGTATGAAAATATTCATGTGTATACATAGTAGGTCCATACTCAAAACCTTCAGGATACACTGTTACCTCTCCCGTTAAACTATTTGACTCTGCTGCTGGCTTAAAACCATAAGGAGTAGTACCTGATTTAGCCATAATATTTATCGGAGGTATATCAGCAATATTTTCTTTTCTAAGTTTTGTAACATAATCTGCACCTAGTTGATTACCATCAAAACTATTAAGAACCATTTGATTATACATAGGTGAGTCATGCCAACCCTTAACAAAGTCTAATCCTTCATCAGCATATTTAGGTTCATTTACTAAAGCTTTTTTATAAGCTTCATTTTTTTCTATATCCTCAAAATATTTTTTTTCTGTAATTTTTTCTTTTTTTCTAATGGCTTTTGTTTCTTCATCAGGTTCAGAAATTAATTTTTTATCAATAGTACTTAATGGGATTAGACTCATGTTTACTGGATCATAACCATACTTTCCACTATATAAATAATGTTTTATTTGATCATTATATTTAAGACTTATTTTATCAGGATCAGCAGAATGCATTGCCCAATTTGCAACTCCATCTATAAGTTTTTGATCAGTAGCATATGTTATAAGTCTTGTACATTTTTCACCATCCCAATATTCCCCATCTTTACATTTATTTTTTTCTCCACCTTTATCAAATCTATATTTAGCTTTAGGATTATATACTCCAGGTGCTTTCTTTTTTCTTTTTCTAAAAAGTGGACTTTTTTTAAATAGTCTATTTGTAGCAAACAAATTGCTATTACCTTTTTCACCACCTGCTTTATAATTTTCCATTATCTAGGGGAGTATTGATTTTTAGTATTGTATAATTTTAAGATCATATTTGTATCATATGAATCTGTTTTAATTAAATACATTAAATTAACCATTTGTCTAAACTTCTTTCTTTGCATCTGAGGTTTACTATAATCTACTGCAAGAGGGTTAATAGATTTTTTATAACCATTTGATTCAGTAATCCATAATTTATCTTGAGGATAATTTCCTAATAATACTGTAGTACCTGGAATAAGTTGTCCTGTTGGAGGATAACCTGAACCTACTGGAAACTCTCCTCTATCTTTAGTTATATCCCAGAATTGGTTTATTCTATATTTACTTTCTTCTTTAGAGAATAATATATCAAAGGCTTGCCCTGAAGTATTTAATTTAGGATAATCTAATGATAAAGTTATGTTGTTCTTAGGAAAAATATTTAAGTTTAAATAACCAGAAATTTGTTCTGTATTATAAACAACTAATTTATCAAAATTATAATCTAATACATTAAACTGATCTACACAATAGTTATTATCTCTTCTATAACACTCAAGAACATATTCCATTGATCTAAGAGTTGTTACAGTTTGTCCTGTGCTTACAGGAAATTCTATTTCAAATGGATATTGAACACCATAAAAATTACAATATGTAATACAATCAAAATTATGTTTATATAAACCATTATTATGTGTACTTACAAAACTTGCTTTTGATGGTATAGTTAAGTCAGGATGCCAGTCATGGAAACTAATCCAAAATTTACTTTTAGGATCATAACTTACTGTAAATGAGGCATCTTCAAAAATCATTGGATCTCCTAATGGTAAGTAAAGTGGTGATGTAGGATTACCTGCTGAATCTGTTGGTGTATATTGGAAAGAACTATTTCTACCATCATTTATATAAATAACTTTGCCATCTAATAAATTACCTTGACTATCAAACTTTTTAAGTTTATAATCTTTTTTACAAAAATATAGTACTGAATTATAGTTATCATAAATTGCTTGAGTACCTACACCAGAAACAGGATTATCTAAATAAGGATATTCAGGAAAGTCTTCTGTTAATTTACATGGTAAGAATTCATCAAACCACCATTTCATACCAGCTTGATTTATTTCTTGTAAACCTTCTCCATAAGTAAATACTTTACCTTGATCTTGTGATATATAATAAAGACCAGCAGGAGTTGATATTACAGATAATTTTCCTTGGCAAGAACCATACATATATGGAGTATCTGCCACAACAATATTTTGTGCTTCTTTTGAAAACAAACCTCCATCACCAATAATAACTTTTGTTCCTGAGCCATCCATTTCTAATGTATCAACTCCTTGGAATACTTGAGGACTATCATTTTTAAATGTTAAAAAAGCTCCTGTTTTAGCAAATGTCTTAACTGAACTAACTTGACTAATAAACTTTTTTCTATTAAATGGTAAGAAAATAAACCAATTATCTGTAGGTGCATCATCTGAAATACCTAATGAATAAGTAATAACATTTGGTAAATAAGTATAACACAATTGAGAAACTAATGGATCATAATATGTACTTTGTAAAAAACCAAAAGATGTAAATCTATTTGTTAATCTAACAATGCTTAATGAAAAATCATAAATATAAAAGTTACCTTCTGTAGCTGTTAATTTATCCATTCTAAATAATGTATTTAGATCTGTAAACATATAAGGTTGGTAACATTTTTCATAATCAAATGTACCTACTTCTCTAAAGTCAAGCAATACATCTGATTCTACTACAAAGTCCCTTACTCCTGATGCAGAAAGATAAAAATAAGAATCTTTAGCAAATGTAAATCCTGGATAACCTGGAGAATTTATTGTATCATCTGTTCTGTTATAACGTTCATTATCTAAATTAAAATAATCATTTGGAAAAAATCCAAAACCTGTTGTGTTACCTTGAATTAGGTTAGACCATGCAGTAAAATTTGTAACATTTAATTCTGCTACACTATATTTTTCACTGTTTGCCCAATATCTTGGTTCAGGAATCATTTGATTATTAAAATAATTATAAGGATATCCATTAGGATCTCCATATAACCAATCATAAAAAAAGAACATTGGATTCTTTTCTGTAAATCTAGTTACATAAGTATCTCCATTAAATAACTCTATAGTATTTTGAATTACTCTTTTATTATATGCTATTGTAACTACTGTACCATTTGGTTGTGTAACAGTAACATTAAAATCTTGAGATGGTAAAACAGGTATGTTTTGTTCACAAGGAGTAATAGGTAATTGTATAATTGAATTTAATTGTCCATACTGATCATCTAAGTCTACTTTGATTGCCGCATAGTGACTTGCTATTGGAACACTAAATTCAATACTCTTTTCCCTTTCATTAATTTTTGGACCAAAATTATTACCTATATTAGGTAACTCATCATCAAACATTCCAAGACTTCCTAATGATAAATCTTGACCAGTTAAAAATTTAGGACCATCTGTTTGATTATTGTTTGCAGTTTCTGTTCTTAATACAAGTAACTTAGGTCTCTTATAATTATTAATTGTATAACTATCAATATTACCTGTTACAGTATTTGTATAATTTTTAATTTCTTGAGATGTATTTGTAAACATATAAATACCATCAGCAACTTTAAATCTTTTTGTGTCAGTATTAGAAGGTGTAGTATATACATCATATAGACCATGTCCTAAAAGTTGTAAGGCTTGTTGTCTATATGTACCTACAGCATACATTAAATCTACTGCAGCTTGAGCACCTTCTTGAAAATAATATGCTAATTGTGATACATCACCTCCAAAGTTAATTAAAACATTAACCCATGTTGGCAACATTTGCACACCTGTTAAATCTGCAGTATAACTTGGAGTTGCCAATGTACCACCTAGTCCTAATATTGTTGCATTTTCAGCATTATAAATATTACCAAGAAGTTCTGTTCCTGCAAAAGCATCAGCCATCGGTCCACCTGCATTATAATAAGCTGTTATAGCTGCATTAAAAGCAGTATTAGCTGCTACAGCTGATAATTGACTAGCTGCATTAGTTTCGACACCAACTGGTAAACTACCACCTGGAATTACAAGAGGTAATTGCCATTGTCCTGTAAAACTTCCGGCAGGATAATTAATTTGTTTTTTACCACCAGACTTTAATAACACATCTATTAAACCAGCTACTAGTATTAAAAATAAAGCATCACTAGTCATTAACTTAAACTTAGGATGTCCTTGTGGTTCAATAAATTGTTGTCTTGCTTGACCAGATAAATGGCCATACATCTTTAATTCATTTGTAGCAAGATAAGGATTTCTAAAACTTACATCAGGTGAATGAAAACTAATAATATTTTTTGGCATACTAACATTAACCACATCATTATTCTGCTTGGTTGATTTTATAAAAGGATCATTATATTGATAGTTATGATCAGCAGGATTTGTACTATTTCCTAATGGGATAATAGTATTATAAGGATAGTTAGCATATAATCCTTTTCTAGTATTTGCAGGTACACCTTGTCTTCTGTAATCTCTAAAGTTATTTATCATACCTTTAGCAATAACAGTTTTATTTCCTTCTCTAGATCCTCTTAAAATTTCATAACCTACAAGTCCAGGAATGTCAATACCATTATTATCTTTTGGGATCATAATGTTATTAAACTTTACTCCCATTATTCTTATAAATAAAGCTCCTGTAGTAACATCTTTTCTAAAATGATTAGAACCAGTAGCTGTACTTACTAAACCAGTAACATTATCATAAATTAAATTTTCAGGAAACTTATGATGTCTAATTGGTGTGCCACATAAATCATAATTAAGACTTGGTACATTATACACACCACTCCATTGATGATAACTTGCATTATAAATGTCTGGTCTATTGTCTGGATATATTTCACTAGACTGCCAGTAACCCATATCTCCAGTACCAATAACTACACCTCCATCAGATAATACTGTATTAGGTGAAGGAAAGTTTTGAGTAGCTGTATTTATAGTTTGAAATAAAAGAGTATCTCCTGGAAAACTATTTGAATCTGAGTAAGTTGCATTTTCTCTAATAGCATTTGGTCCCCATTCTCTTGGTCCTCTTCCTGGTATATGATAAGATGCTGTTTTATCTCCTGTATTATATACCCATCTAATAAAGAAAGAATAAACTTCATCTCTCATGTAGTTTGTTTTACTACCTCCTTTAAAATAATAATCAGATGGATATTCAACAGCAACCCATTCTGATGTAATTAAATTTGCTAATGGTTGATAATTAAAATCAAACTTAGATGTTGGTCCTATTCTTAATAAAAAATTATTAAGTTGTGTCATTTGATCTGACTTTTCAAATATAGGTTGTATTATTCCTATAAGAGATACAGGAACACTTTCAAGACTAGGAGCATAAGCATCTATTGCAATTCTACTTGTTCTAGTTGAATAGTATCCAATTTCTCTTCCTATGGTATTCTCATTAATATTTGCTACTAAAACAAAAACAAATTCATCAAAGTTATCTGAATCTGCAGTAACATTAAGAACTAAAGATCCCTGTGCTCCATTAACAGTATATACAGGTTGAACATTACTTGGTGCAAAATAATCAGTTACCTTTTCTCCTTTTATAGTATATGCTATTACTGCATAGTAACTACCATTTTCTAATGCTCCTGATCCATTTCCAATTTCTAAATTAAGACATGGTGTTTGTATTAATCTTGCTAATCTTGTTGCATCACAATCTAAAGTATTAAGATCAACACAAATATTACAAGAACTAACTACACTACAGAATTGATCCCATTGAACTCCAGGCCATAAAATTTTTATAGCTGGGTCTAATATGTTAATATAATAATTTACATTAGCTCCTGGTCCAGCCCAAATATATTCAGAAAGTGAAGGCCATAGTTGTGAATCTCCAATATTTAAATATCTATCTGGATTAAGTCCATCAGCCCAATATGCTTGCCATGAACAATCTTGTAATTGTCTTGTTGCTCCAGAGATAAGATTAGTTTTACTAAAACCTAAACACTTATCTTGAACAATTGGTCTATAGATACAACTCTCTTCATCAAATATACCAATCTCTGACATAGCAGACATAATAGATATATCTGTAATATGTGCTGCTGTAAAGATGAGCCACTTATCACTAAACAAATGTATGGTGCCTATTATATATTTATAAGGAGCTACTATTGTTGCTCCTGCTGTTGCACATAATACATTTGCTGATTCATTAGATATAGTTCCAACATCTCCTTCAGAAGTATTGTTTACTGCATTTCTAGCATGAGTCCACATTCCTTCTCCAAGAAAACCTTGATCAGAATCTTTATTAAGACCTTTAATAAAAGTAGATAACTTATCTAATCCGCTACTTGCTTCTTCTTTTGCCATTATATAACTCTTGTTGCATTAGGATTTGGTCTGTATGTATTTGCTGGTCTATTAGAATTAAACATATCATAATACTTAGAATACTGTGCTCTTCTATTAGTCCACCATAATTTTTCCATTTCTTTAAAGTTAGGAGTATTTACTAAACTTAAAGCATTATTTCTAGCAGACTTAACTCTTTGTTCTACTAACTGCATTCTTTGTGATACATCTTCTCCATTTAAATAAAGATTTTCAAGTATTCTTTGTTTAAATGAATACTCATAATATTCATTAAGAAGATCATGATCTGGAACTAATAACTGTCCATCATCTGTCTCCATTTGACCTTGATAATTTAAATAAACTTTTCCTGTTTCAAAAGTAGTAAATAAAAAACCACCTTGTATCCAACCTTCATTATTAGTATTCTGATATAAGTTAGGGCAATTACAATCAATACCTTGACTTTGTCTCATCCTTAAAGGTAAAAGACTTTTGTATGTTCTTGTTTGAGATGAATTGACTACTTGAATAAGTTCCCATTTTTCTCCTTTACAGTTCATAAAAACTCTTGGTCTAATACAAGTATCCCCATAAGGACTTAAAGGGTCATAGGATGTAGGTATAGTAGGTGTAGGGCAAGTAGTATCACAACTGTTATTCATGCAAGCTGCTGTATGATTACATGGATTTGCATTACATACTGCACAGTTTACAGTTATAGGAGCACACACATCTACATTAGCAGGTACTTCTACATAAGGAACTTCTTGCATATTAGTACCACCAGACATTCCACCATAACCAACACTTACTGTATAGTCATTACAAATGAAGGCATAATTAAAAGTATAAAAATCATCAGGTAATTTTACTCTACCATGAGTTACATCTAGTATAACTTCTTTAGTTTGATTAATTCTTAAACCTAAATCATAGTTTATTTTTTTAGCTAATTTGATAAGTTGTTGAGGCTCTATCATATTCTCTAAAGCAAATGTGTTTAGATCAATAGTAACATCTTCCAGCAACTGGTCAAATGTTCTATATTTAAGTGTATAATTAAAATCCATTATCTAAGAGTATTTTGACTATCATCAGCACCATCTGTTGGTATTGACATAGACATAGTTAATTCTTTAATTACCATTTGTTCTACTTCAGAAAATAAATACTCTGGAATATTATAACTTTCATTTTGTCTAGTCATACAATCTTCTTCACAAATTTCTACTTTGTTTTCAAAAATAGCTTCCATCCTTATTGCTTCCCAATCTATATTAGGACAATAGATATATCCATTTAAATACCAAAAGTATCTTCTTGTATTGTATTTGAAAGTTGTTGATTTTGTAATAGACACCCAAGTCCCTGGTTCTGTTCTAAACATTTCTATAGAACCATCTATAGAAGATGTAGTACGTATAATAGGACCAAACATACCATCTAGTATACTTGGTAATTTATCTTTTGATCTTTTAAAATAACATTCAGAATAAACTCCAACACATCCAGCTTCTACTTTATCTACATCTATTAGTTCTATATAAGGTAGAACTTGAAAGATCTGACTCATCTTCATTAACCTGAATTGATTGTCTTCTCTTTTAATTAAAGTCTTTGCATATTTTTGTATTGCAAAATAAATAGTTCTATCTGTTAAGAAAGGATCTTCCTTAACTGCCTTTAGAACATTTCTAACTCTTGATATGGCTTCTCCAATTGTTGTCATAGGTCAAACTCATTATAATTTTCTAAAGCAATTTTTTGTTTCTTTAATATTATATCTTTTAAAATAGCTTTTTGATATGTAAGTCTAAGTTTTGTGGTCGCATCTACTACAACATACATATTCCAATTTTCTGGATAACTTTTAGCAACAGCTCTTTTAAATTCTCTACATGCTACAAAACTCCAAAATTCTCTATTCTTCATTTTATGTTTTGGAGCATGACTTGTAAAAAAGATCTTTGCTAGTTTACCATCTGATTCCCAATTCCTATTTGTTACAGTAACTCCATATTTGTTAGATTTAGCAAAGTCAATATTTTGTTTCTTACTTTCTTGACATGTACCAATAAATAACCAACCTATTGTTTCTGGAAGTTGAACTCCATCTCTTTTATCTATAACAGTTTTATAAACAGCATTATTAAAATTCTTTACTATATTTTTTAATAACCCATCATCTATATTTTTATACTTAGTATGTTTTTCTTTAAACTTTTTAAAAAACTCTTTATTTAGAACATTATAACTGTCCGGTCTAAATCTTGGAGCTTTAACATCTGGCTTTTTAAATTCTTTCATACTATACTATTTAATATACTAAAAATAAATGACTTTAGCAAATATAGGTATAAAAACAAAACCTCCCACAAGTGTGAGAGGTCTGTCTGTTGTTACAGAAACCAACAACTGCAACTTTATTTTTTTATGCACAGAAATGTGCTACTATTAAAGCTAATGCATCTGCCATAGATGTATTAGTAGGAACTACTTCTACTAAACCACACATAATTGGATCACCAGTATATATAGTACACTGAGCATCTGTTACTGTGTAACATGGTTCTGGATCAGGACATCCGCCTGGAGTTGGACATGGAGCTGGACTAACTAAAAAGCTATCCTTACATCCACATTCTTTACAAGTATATTTTGTTGCCATAATTTAAATTATTAAGTACAAGGTACAGGAGTTGGTATTAAAGTTTCACAAGGTCCTATGTAAGACATAAGTCCTGATAATTGAATTATAAATCCACCAAGTTGATCAGCATGACCAGCATTTTGAGTAAAAGCCCAAGTATCAGTATCACCTGTAATATCAGGTGAATATGTAATGGCTCCAGGTGCATTATAACTTGATGGTGAAGCTGGTGTAAATGTTGGTATATGTGCACCAACTCTAATATTACTTATCACATTTCTACCTATAGCACTATATTCAATACCAGATCCTGCACTTGCATATGATTCATCATATAAAGGCCCAGATATTTGTAATACACCAGAACTTGAAATAGAAACACCTACTAAAGAATTTAAACCAGCATTTATATTACCTGTAGTTCTTACTGTTCTTTGAATAATCTGTCTTGTACCTAAAACATAACTTCCATCTAATGTATTACCTACTGGTATAACTGATGTAGGAATTACTGAATTACCTTTATTAAACCTAAGACCAATTGCAGTACCTGATGCCCATACACCACCATTATATCCTATTAATAAACATGAGTCAGCTGCATTAACAGAATCAATAGTATTAAATGTACCTCCATATTGTAATGGAACATAATCATCTGCATCATTTGATACATTGATAACACCTCCAGCACCAAAACTTGCATTTCCCATAGGAACAACTGCATATCCTCTAAAATGAATTACATTACCAATTCTTCTACATTGTGGTCTACCTGAATTAGCAGACATAAAAGCAAATCCTGATAAATTAACCCATCCTGTATCTTGAACATTTGCGGTTAATACCCCAGTTGTAAAATCTAAATTAACAGAGTTTGTATCTTGTACACTTAAAGGTGTACTAGTTATTTGACAAAGAGCAATCCATATATTAGTTATACTTTCTGCTAAAGTTGTTGGAGTTGCTGTCCAATTTGGATTAGATGTAATGTCTGTACTAAAACTACAATCAGGAACTAATGAAGTTCCAATTTGAGATATAGTTCCTAATACACCCATTAAACTACAATAACCATTAGTAGTGTTATTAATTAATTGATCAAGAACAATATCTAATGAGTATGAATTACCAGAAAGTAAAGTTCCAATATTACAATTAATAACAATACTTGGAATTGGAATAGCTGGTGGAGGTGTATCTTCTAATGCAGTTACTCTTATTAATAAATTACTTATCTGTAAATTAATATTAGCTATGTCTGTAATAATTGAACAAATTCTTAATCCTATTGCATTAACATAATCTACTAATTGCATAGTAGTTTGTGTTCCTATTACAAAACATGGAGCTACACTTACTACACAATCAGGACATCCTGTTAAATCTGCTGAACTACTTCTAGTTGAAACTGCACCACTTGTATCAATATTTTCTAAAGCACAAATTCTATCAATTAAAAATTGTATTAATGTAACAAAATCTTTTGGTCCACAAGCAGTAATATCAAAGCATGTAAGATCATAATTTTTTATATCTAATATATCTAATATACCACATAGTTCTAAAGCAAGTGCTTCTACTACATCTGATATAGTGTCTCCTTTACATAACTTAATACATGGAAGATCTGGACCTTGCCAAATGACACAGTTTGATGAAATTGGGCTACAAGGAGAGTTATCGTAATTTAAAGGTTTCATATCTTTTCTATTAATATAATATACAAATTAATTTCCACAATTGCAAGAACTTGCTGGTCTGTTACAACAACTAGATAATGGTTTACATATATAATTTGGATTTCTTAAAGAATCTAAATCAATAAGTTGTTTTTTAATTAACAAGTCATCTAGTTCTTCTGGACAACAGTTTGAAATACCATATCTTAATTCTAGTACTGATTTATAAAGTAATTCAGCTGACCTACATGTTATTTCTTCATACTTCCAAATAGAACAAAATGGTGTGTTATATCCTGGTGTTAAAGATTTTAATGGGTATACTTTTGGTGGGCATACTCCATTGTCACAATTACCAAAGTATGTTGCATAATATACAAAAGCAATACTACTAATAGTTCTAGGATTTAATACTGGGATACTTGATATAATTTGCCAATCTCCTTGAGGACAATCTAAATTATTTACTAAACCTAAATTATAAAGCGGATTCCCACTTGCATCATATATTTCCCAAGTAGTTCCATTATATGCTACTGTTTTATTTGTTCCATAATTATATATTTTTTTACCATTTGCTAATACACCTGTAGCTATTGCTAATACTATTGTATCAACAGAACTTATTGTTTCAGTAAATATTAAAATATCACAGTCTTCTTCTGGAAGTAACCACTTTATTAAACAAATTCTATCACTAGTTTCTCCTGGTTGTAAAGTAAGAGATTGTGTTTCACCATAACAATCAACATAATCATAAGTATATTCTACTAAGTTTTGATTTTTAATAGTTGTACATATACAAGGAGCACTTGTTATACATGTAATACAATTTATATAATCACTAATAACTATAACAGATCCTGGATTTATTGGTACTATTGCTAAAGCTACAGTCCAACACTCATCACAATTATTAAGTTTAACAGTAAGACCTACATATAAGCTAAGATCTGTATATGTATAAATTATATTTTGAGGATCATTACAATCAGTTAATCTATAGTATGGTCTTTCACATTCAAAGCAATTAATAAAAGAAGTAATAATTACAATGACTTGTGTTGAAGGAGGAACAAAATTAATAAGTTCAACTATAAAGCATCCACAATCAGTTAAAAGAGTTTGTCCTACATATGCTGATAAATCTTGATAAGTATATTGAATATCATAAATTCCTGTACAACTAGTAAGTTTATATGCAACAACAGTTTTACAACTATCACAACCGTCAGTAGTAATTAAAATTATAACTTCTATTGGGCAATCACATTCATCTAAAGGTGATTCTTCTACTATCCAACATGTATCATATCCTGCAATTCTAATTATAGAACCATTTATTGCAGGTACTATAAGACCTACAGTATTACTATAAATAATATTAGTAGGATTTTCACAGTCTGTAAGTTTAAAACATTTTTCTGGACAAACATTATCTATACAATCTCCTAATGCAGTTATAGTATAATCATCACTTGTGTTTCCTGTAATAGGTAAAATCTGAGAACATAGTGTTATCCAAGGTGGTGTTGATGCTGGATCAATATTTATTAGCACACCATCTTGTATATATGTAATACCTTGGGCACCTTCTATATAATAACATATTGTATCACAATCACATACAGTTTCTGGATTAATTGTTACAACTATTGCACCTTCACAATTAGGATCTTCTAGTTCAACAACAAAAACACAACCAGTAAAAACATCTGAATTAGAAACAGATACAAAAGTATTTACATAATCTATTAATCCATTTGTATTACTTATAAAAGGTGGAGTTACTCCATCACAAGGTATTAGTAAAAAACATGGACAAACAAGTTCAAACTTAGTTTCAATAGTACATAATGGAACTCCTTGACATTCATCTAATACAGATCCTTCTGGACATTCCCAAATACCTGGATCATTTGGATCAGGTATTTGTAATCCAAGCATATTAGCTGTTGAAAATAAAGTAAATGGAACTAAATCTGCTGGGACATTACCACAGTTTCCTGGACCAAGAGCTGGATTTAATAAAGTAGATTGAAAAGTTGCAAGATCTATATCATATATTTCTGCACCAAAAGCTTCTTTGTTACCCATTGTTCCAGGTAAATTTATACCACATAAAGTTATTGTATGTGTTCCTGCTGTTAATGTAATTGGAAAAACATGCCATGAAGTAAATGGAACATTAACACTAGGATCAGGTACATTAAGATATACTGTAAGTACATTATCTATATAAAGTTTTACTTTATTATCTCCTGCAATACCAATTAGATATTGTTTTGTTTCTGTTGGTATTACACAAAAATCAAAACAAAGTTCTACATTTACAGGAAATCCTGGTGCCCAAATACCAACAGTATTTAATCTACCTCCTATAGCTCCTGTTGGACAAGCACCCCATGAGCCCCACAAAGTACTCTTTACTTGATTAGTAACAGGAATAACCGCTCCTAAACCATTATTATCTTTTACAGAATATAAAGCATTAGTAGCTCCCATTCCAAGTACTGGAAGTATTGCTGTACTAATATCACTATAAAGTCTAATACCAGCACCTGAATAACCAGTAACCTTGTCACCTGCTCCTACAGTTAATAATCCACCAGTATAAGTTGCTTCTACTTCAACAACCTGAATACATTCTCCATCTATTTCAGTAAATCCTGGAGGACATTCACATACTACAGGAATTGTACAAGGAGTACATATTGGATCATCACAATCAAGTAGTTTATTTGTTTCTACAAGAAATATAATATTTGGAACAATAGGATATGATATTGGTAGTTGAGTTGTTAGTTGTACAACAGTATAACAGTACCCTGGTTCTAATGATCCTCCTGTTCCTGGAAAAGGTGTAGTACCAACATATTTATATGTTGTACCACTTACAATAGCTATTAGTCCAGAAAAAAATATATCTGCCCCACCACAACATGGTGTAAATTTATAATATATACTTACAGTAATTGGTTGTAATGGAACTGCCATATTTAATATTATTATCTAGTAAATTTTCTTAAATTCTGATTTTGTATTTGTAATTTGGTTAAACCATCCCTTACAATAGGTTGAGTTTTTTTATCTACAGTTGTAATACAACTAGTACATCCTACTAAGCCTGTTGATGAAGTTCTTTTCTGACATCCACAAGACATATTTTTTTTACAGTTTGGACATTGAGCCATAAATTATTGGTTTTTAAATATTTAACAATTAACACAATCCATTTTATTTAGAAGTTTCCAAGCATAATTGTAAAGTGACATTCCTTTTTGAGGTTCATGACAAAATTCTACTTTACCTTTTGCTGCTTCTAAATACATTTTAATAAGTCCTAATTCTTGTAATTTTTGTTTAACTTTAAATGGAGGATCACAATCTGCTACATCCACTCTACAAAGAATATTATAATATCTATTTAAAGCTTGAGTAATTCTTAAATGATTATACTCTACATATACTAGATCATTAGGAGAAACACTATACTTAATTATGTAAATACCATCTGGTATGTCTACAAGTTGAGTTCCACAATTTGATGTTTGTAAGTTTAAATCACAGGCTGTTATATGATCAAGAAATCCTTGAGTAACATCTAGTTGTACTGAATAAGTAAATCCAGGAACAGTTATGTTTAAAGTTTCACAAACAACAGGTATAAGATCAGTATAGATACTAGTATCCATTATAGTTAAGATACAAGTATTCATAACTGTAGGTACTTCCAGACTTAAAATATGATTAGACATAGTGATATAAATAAAAAATGGGGAAAGGAGTATGAAACTCTTCTCCCCATTTTAGTTAGTAATTAATCTATATTCTTAGTAACAAGCTACTACATTGTACGGGTTATAAACTGGTACAGCAGGGAATGAAATAGGAACTACACAAACTGTAGAACAGCTATAAGTATCAATTTCACAAACTCCACAGTTAGATAACCAATCAGAAGTATCAGTTACAAAAGTAGTAAGTGGTACTAAAGAGAATACCTCTAACAAATACTGATCAGAATCAAATGTACCAGAAGGATTATAATTCCTTGGAACATTGTGTTGTAACATATATCTGTAGTATAATGCAGAACGGTCAATTGAACTAATAATTTGGTTTCCTTGAGTAATCTCACGGATCCTTAAATCAGTTGCTAAGAAGTTTTGTCTGTAAGATTCTGACATAGTCAAATCTCTTACTACAGTTTCTCCTAAACCTTGAACTTGAAGACCTTGACATTCTGTTACTACACAAAGAGTAGTAAATGCACATGGGTCACCATTATAATCTACTTCAGAAGCATATAATCTAACTGCCTCTTTTTCATAGAAATCAGAAAGTTGGAAAGTACAATCTCCAAATTTAGTATCTACATAAGCACCATTTAAAATTAAACCTGCACAATCACCAGCAGTATGTCCTGGAGATACATAGTTATCCCAAGTATCAGCACCATTTGCAGCTAAGAAAGCAGCAGATGTTCCTGGAGCATACCAAAGTGATCCATCTTCAGCTTGTACAACAATTTGTACAAAAGGACCAACAATTGGATTAGTTGTTAAACCATTTGCCCATAAAATCATTACTTCAGTTGAGTCAACTGCAGTAGGAGCAATTGATCCAGCTGGACAACACCCAGTATAAGCATCTTGTGTTGTATATGCATTGTGATCTAAGAACCTTAATGCAGGAGAACCTTTTACATCTAAACGTAAAGAGTAAGTCTCACCACATAAATATTCTTTACAACAGTCTGGAGAAATTCCACATCCTTCTTGAGCATGAGAAGCTGTTACACCATTAAGACTAATTGTTAAAATTGCATTTCCAGCTGCACCAGATGGATAAGGAATAGTAACTGTATCACCTGCAACATATCCTTTTCCAGGATTAAGAATAACTATTGAACCAGCAACAACATTTTGACCAGCATTAGTATCATAAGAAACTACAAGTCCAGTTCCAATACCTGTAGTAGTTACAGGAGCTGCAACAATATTAGTTTGAGAAACTCCATATAATGTATTTACACCACCAATAGCAGCATCAATAAGTAAGACACCACCACCTGCAGTCCAATATGTAGAACCTACATGGATTACATTGTTTTGTGGAGCACATGGATCTACTGAATAAAAACGAGATACATACTTAGGGTTAACCATTTTAGACTTGTTAGTCTCTTGGTAACCACCAGTTAAAGGTCCAATTTTGTCATTAGAATAAATTGCAGAACCTGCAAGATATGCATTACAACATACTGGAGTTGAAGGAGCAATATCAATTGATAAATTAGTTTTTGGATCAAACCATCCAATATATCCATCAGTAGTAGCAGTTGTAGTACCTTGAGCAGATAATTGATTAAGTCCATAAGTTGGAATACCAAGTGATGTTAAGTATCCTTCAGATGTTGTCGCAGCAACAGTAGTTCCATCAGGAAGTGTAATAAGAGTACCAGCTTGGGTTGCCCCAGTAGCTAGAAAGCTTTTCTTGAAAGCATGATTAAAATAAGCCATTTTGTTTTTTGTTTTTAGTTAATAATATAATATACTATAATATAGTAAAAGTTTTTGATATAGCAAAATTATTTCAAAAACTTTAATTTATATTTACCAGAGTTAATTGTATCCTTAACTGTATCAAGACTATTTACAAGTTCTGTATAAGGCATTTTTGCTTGAAGTGCATTTACCATGTTAGTTAAATCTCTAAGGTATACTAATGCATCTTCTACAGTATCTAAGGTTCTTGCACCTACTTCAGAATATGTAAGTAACTTTTCAGAGGCACCTTGATATCCTTCTGCAAGGTCATCAGCATGTCCTGGCATTGCATCATACAATTCATTCAATGCTTTGTGTGCAGCATAAGATCCCATACCTGTTATCTTAAGATGTAATTTATGAAAGCTTGTTCCAGCATTCATTAACTCTGATACACATGCTGCAGTCATTGTATCACAATTGCCACCTGCAGGTGCGCTTGAGTATGAAGCAGTAGCTGTAGCATCTCTTTTTAACATTCTAGGTTTGTCCATTATTTTTTTATTTTTTAGTTATTTCTTTCAGCTCCTTCTGTACCTCTACCAAACTGACTAGTAGATTCAATATCTCCTGCTAGTATACTAACAGTTTCATCTATTAATAATTCTATTATATCATCTTTAAATTCACATGTTATATTTACAGGAGATTGTAAAGTAGTATAAGGATCAACACATCCTTGTATTTGTATTTTTCTTGGTTGTCTGTAATATATTAAATCTGAAGATTCTATATTAAATTCTCCATTAGTATAAATATTAACTTGATTATCTATTAAAGTAGCAAAGGTTTCAGCCCATTCAAAACTTGGTTTTTTTGAATCATCTCTTAAAAGTAAATTTAAGTTTGCCTCTTCAACAAAATATACAACCATTCTTCTTTTATTACAACAATCTTTTTGAGCAAATACATCTACTCTTTTCCATTGTAAATATTCTTCTGGTAATGGGGAACCATAAAATATATCATCTTCATTTAATGTAAGTGGTATAGTTTTAAGAAGAACTTGTAAATCATCTTTTCTTCTAGTAGATTGTTCATCACCTTCTTTAACTACATTAATACCATGTAATTGTCTTCTAGACCATTCTACTTGAGCTTTATTAAATGCTTCAACAATTTGCCAGCACTCTATATTATCAAAGTCTTGAGAATCAAGCTTATTGATCCTTTGTTTTATCTTTATAGTAATAGTGCTGTTTAACATTTTTTATTTCTTTTTACTTATATTTTTTTTAACTCCACCAATTTTATTAATAACAGTAGTTTTAGTTATCCCACCCATTTTTTGATAAGTTCCAGGTTGGTTTTCAATTTTTTTTGCTAATCTATTTGCTTGTCTTGTAGCTGCATTACCTGAAATAGTTTTTGTTTTTTTAATTTCATCATCTCCCCAACGTTTTTCTGGACTTGCATTTTGTGCTCTATTAGCACTAACTTTTTTATATGTTGTTTTAGTATAAGTTTTACCTGCATCAGATGTATCAAATTTAATTGATTTATCTCCTATTTTTGAAACAGTACTAGTAGGATCTCCTTTAAATTTATTATATTTTTTATTTCTTGGATCTGTTTCACCACCCTCATCATATTTCTTTTTTACAGAACCACCTTTTTTCTGATAAGCAGCACTTCTAGCTTGCATAGTTCCAGAAGAATTATATTGACCTTTGTCCATATTATTCATTCTTTGTGTATCATCTCCCATAGCATCAATAGGATTAATCCCTGTAGGTCTAGAGCTATTCATTACAGGTTTTGGATTAGCATATGGGATAGGAGGAATTGCAGGATCATTTTGAGGAGAAGCAAATGCAGCGTTTGCAGCTTGCTCTTGAGTCATAGGACCAACTTGACTACCTGTTACATCTCCTTGAAATCTTTTCAATGATTTCTTATACTTAGACATTTCTCCACCAGCTTTTTTATAAGCCATATCTTTATTATCATTAAAAAATTTAAGTGGATTTGAAGTATTAGTCTTTTTCATAGTTATTTCTTTTTTGCTATTTTTTTTATAGAACCACCTTTTTTCATTTTAGAATTAAATTGCATCCCTTTATAGTTAGGACTTTTAGGATCATGTGCATCAATCCATTCTTTTACACCTGAAGATCTTGGATTTATTTTTGTATCTTTTGATGACCTAGAAATTACATTACCATTTTTATTAGTTTTAGTTTTTTCAACATGTTTACCACCTCCAGGCATTTTAAAAACCTCTTTAGTTACTTGACTACCAAACAAACCAGATCTTTCAATAAGTTTTCCTTGAACTTCTTTTCCATCAAACTCTTTAGATATTGATGAAACTTTTCTACTTTTTGCCATAGTTATTTATTTTTTGCCATTGCTTTAAATGTCCGAGCTAAAGCTTTTCTCTTTGGTGTGCATGTAGGTTTAGACATGGGAGTACAGAAACCTTTGTGTTTAGGGTTAACTGCTTTCTGTATCCATTTCTTATCAGTAGCTCCACCTTTTTTTACCTGATATAATTTAGGTTCTGCTTTAGGTTCTTCTTTTATAATAGATGGTTTGTTAACTCCCCGAAAAACTCCTTTTAAAGTTCTTGTTTCTTTAACTTTTTCATCTTCACCATACTTTTTAGTAATTTTAGTTTTATAATTACCATCTGGAGAATAATACTTTAACTTGGCTTCTTTTGGATTTTTAGGTTTCTTAGTAGCCACTATTATTTCTTTTTAGCTTTTTTCTTAATAGCAGTAATAATATCAGCTCTTGTAATTTTGTTCTTAGGTGCGGCCATTCCAGCTAATTTTGCTTTTGCAGCACCACCTAATTTCATCATACCAGTCTTACCATCTGTAGCACCAGCTCCAATAGCATAAGGAATACCAGCAGCAAAACTACCACCATTAGCCATTTTAACTTTACCACCACATTTTGCACACATTAACTTTGCCATAATTTCTATATTTTAATTACCTTTAGTAAAATTGTTTAATACATTAACTTGTTCTTGAGCTAATTTTTTAACATCAGCCATCATCTTAGTGTTCTTTCTAATCTCATCAGCTCTTTTTAAAGTGCTTAATGCAGATTCAACTTCCCACTTTTTCATGTCAGCTTTATTACCACCCATAATAGAAAGTCCTATTGAAGATTTCTTAGCAGGTGTTTTCTTAACAGTAGTTGTTTTTCTAATTGCCATGATTATTTCTTTTTAGTTGCTCCACCCATTTTTCTAACAGGTCGTGCTTTACCTGCACCTTTAAGACTTTTAAATCCAATAGGACTAGATGCTTGATCTTTACCAAATTTAACATAACTACCTTTATTATCACCAGTACCTGGTGCATCTGTACTTGGATATTTATAATCCATCATTCCTTTACCTTTAGCTACTTTTCTAGCAGCAGCTCTTGCTGTAATAGGAATACCTCCACCTGTATTAGCTTTTTTAAGTGTACTACCACCCATTTTCATTTTAGTTTTCATAGTTCCTCCAGTTTTCATTTTAGTTTTTATAGCTCCACCTTTCTTTTTTTCTTCTTTTTTAACAAGATTTTTTATTCCTTCTGCAACACCAACAGCACTACTAAGACCTGTAAGAATTGCAGTTGCAACTTTTGCACCTTTACCTTCTTTACCTGCTTTTAAATCTGCAACTTTTATATTTCTTTTAATACCTTTTTTTTCTTTTTTAAATTCTCTATTAGAAAGACCAGCTACTCTTTTTTGTTCAGCTGCAGCAGCTGCTTCTTTTTCTTTTGCAATTCTTTCAGCTTTTTCTTCAGCTGTTTCAGTAACTTTTGTTGTAGTAGTAGTATTTGGTTTAGCAGGAAGTAATTGTTTACAACCACCTTTACCATCAGAAACTTGTCCTTGAGGACATCCTTTTGTTGTTTTTGTTGCCATCTTATTTAATTTTTTATAATTTATACTTTATGAATTCCAATATTTTTCAACAGCTGCATTAAGATCTTTTAAAATATCCTCATTTAAAGGATTTTTTAAATGCTCTACAACATCTGATACATTCCTACCAAGCAAAGAATTTGACTTTGCATGATAAATATAACCATCAGCCTTTGGTATAATATACTTAAAAAAACTGGAATCTCTAACAATTGATTTAAGTTTTAATGTTTCCATATCCATTGTTGCAGTTTCCATAAAGGATTTAGCTGCTCTTTCTTTATTATTTTCTCCACCATCACCATTAATATATCTATCCATATTCTCATAGATAACATCATTAGGTGTTGATTTTCTATATTGTGTACTATCTATATCTACAACTTTTGCAATGTAAAATAACTTAGTACTGTTTTTATCAAATAATTTCTGAAGTTCAGATAATGCTTTATTTCTCATTTTCTTATATTCAGTTCTTGCCATTACAGTTTCTTCTGTTTTATCTAAATAAAACTTAGGAGCTGTAGGTCTTGATCTTGCATCTTCAAAGCTTTTTGCAACAATTGCAAAACCACCTGCTTCAATTGCATGCAATTTAATCCTATCATAAGGATCTTGTGGATCTAAGTATACTGGTTGATTACCACAAGCAATACTAATTCTATTCCAGAATTCAGCATTATCAGGTCTAAGCAACTTTACTTTATTCCAAAAATCTTTATCTTCAACATCAATAACATTTGCTACAAGTTCTTTTTCTAACTCACATACTGCAGATCTTATTTCTTTAATTCTTGCATCTCTATCTTCAGTATTCATTAATCTAATGTCTGGAGCAAATTCATTAAGTCCTGTTAAGTACCTAGTTACACCATTATTTTCTAAGCATGCCAATTGTTCATGATGAGTTACTCCATCAAATAAAGACATACCATATTCTTCTAATCCCATGTTAGAAGCATTACTGTCAAAGAACGGGCGGACTGCAATTGCTGTTTTTTTAACAGAGTCTTTGCGGGTCTCAATCATTGTGAAATTTTCCATTTTGTTTGGTTTTTTTGTTGGTTAAGTAAAAGTTAAATAAAAAAAGGAGGAGTGTATCTCCTCCTTTTAGTTTGTAATTATATGTTAGAAAGATCCACCAGTGATTGGATTTCTCATAACTATTTTCAACACTTTAGTTGGGTCTTTTACCCATATAGCTGGCATAGTTTGAGACATCATTACACGGTAACCATTGAATTGTCCAGAGGATTGGAAGCCTTGGCTACGTCCCATGTAATCCATTGTACCATTTTGGTACCACCACTTTAATTGGTTATCCCAAGATAATTTCAATAAGAAAATATTATCATTTGTATTATCTGTGATATCAAAGATAATGAATGAATAAGAACTTAAAGGGAAACCATCAATGATTGGGTTCTCAATATCATTTGTATGAACATTGTCAAAAGCAGGATTCAACACAAACTTTACATTAGCCAAGAATGGGATAACATAAGAAGTGTAAGCAAATCCAAAGTTCAAGTCCATGCCTTTTCCAGTGATAGCACCAATGTCAGCAGCTTGAATTAAAAGACCAGAAGCAACAGCTTCAGTTCTAATAGCTTCATTTACCATACGCATTCCACCCATACCTGTCTGAACTACTAGAGAACGCTTAGGATCTGGACCTTGGAATTCAACCTTACCATTAAAGAAGTTATAAATTTCTGAACGGAATAAGTCAAGAGTAAAGTTATTTTTGTTATAAATCCTTTTGAAAGAGTTATCCAACTGCTTCCAAAGACCTACTGATAACCTTAGATCATCTGGACCATCTTGACGTACTCTACCACCTTGACCCCACATTAAGTAAGTTTCAATGTCAGTAGCAATTTTAGACAAGTGAGCAGATTCCATAGCAGTAAGGAAAGTTCTAGATAAGTCACCATTATCAAATGCTTTCTTAACTTTATCTTTACCCATTACTTTAACCATATCTTCTAAAGAAGAAACAGAAGGATCCATTTGCTTATCAAATGTTCTCCAGATTTCAGTTACAGGAACTGTACCATCTGCATTCATTCCACCTTTGATCATTAAGTCTGCTCTTGAAGAGATAGAATAATGTACGTGAGCTTCTGCACCACCAACAAAGTTGTAGAATTCACGGAATCCTGTTCTTGTTGTAATGTCAGAGAATCTTTCACCATATTCACCTCTTGCAGAACCTTTGCGGAATAACTTAGTTCCATTAGCCAAATACTTATTGTCAATGAACTTAAAGTTATCATTGTTAACAAGTTGTACTGTGTAGATAAAACCATCACCTAAAGGAAGAATATCCTCTGCAGTGATGTACATCTCTACACCATTGTATTTGTCATAAGTGATAATATCACCATGTCCAAACTCACGTCTGCTTAATTTGATACGGAAGGTTGTTCCATCTATACCTTTAAAGTCATTAGATGCTTCAATGTCTTCTATAATGTAAGGAAGATCTACAGAGACAGGAGTCTGCCACTTGTACTCTCCACGAGCATTATCTACATTGATAACATTTTTCCCACCAAAACTTGACATTTGGTAAAGAGGCATTTGTACCTTTTGAGCCATAGCCCACAAATCCACTGGACCTAAATCCATTGGCTCTGCATCTTTTAGCATATTCACCAGGTGGTAAGAATCCACATGGGAACTTGCATTGTAAGCGGTATCCCGGAGGAAAATACCATTGTTCATTACTGGAGTTGCCATTTTTATATTTATTTAATTGTTACTACTTAAAATCTCTTGAACAAATTATTTTGTCTAGAGAGTGTCTTTTGAGGTTGTCTACTTGGAGAAGCTGTTCTTCTTTCTTCTTCTTGCTCATAATTACTTGAACCTAGTTTCCTAGACTCCTCAGTTTTTAATTTCCTTACTGTATCTTCTACAGTTTTTTTACTTCCTTGTTCTCTTACTTTACCTTTATATCCATCTGGATCTGCAAGTAACCAAAGTGCTTCTGCAATTAAGTCATGTCTTGGTTCTACAAACTGATACTTCTCTAAAAGGTGGCCTAACATATTTGTAGGTTTCCCAGATATTGAAGGATAGTTTGGTTGAACTAAACCAGAAAAAAGTAAACCTTGTGTTTTCTTATCTAGTCTAAGACCTCCTAACTCACCAGCTTGTAATGTATTAAAGACATTATCTTGATAAGCTTTTGCAGCATTTGATTGTTGTTGTCTTCTAGATTCTTGATCTGCTAGTTGTCTTTGAACAATCTCATTTTGCATTCTATCTAACTTTGGTTTAAACTGAACAGCTTTTTGTTCTAATCTATCTAAGTCTAACCAATCTTGTATTTCTTCTTCAATTTCTTCTGGCGTTCCAAAACCAGTAGCATAAAGATACTGTCTTGCAATCTCTGCTTGATCACCTTCTTCAGAAGGATCAAGTTGTCTCATTTCTTCTACTTGAGCTAATGTTCTAAATAGACCTTTAAGATCTTGTCCTCCATCAGCTACATACTTAGCAGCATATTGAAGTTCTTCTGGTAAAGATTGATAAAATTCTTTAGGAACATCATTCCTTACTTTATCTTCTCTCTCTTGAAAGTTAGCTTCAAATAATTCTCTAAAGTCTTTAGTGGTATATTCATCTAATGATTTATCATCATCAAAAGCCATTAAAGATCCTTCTTCAATCATTTTAGTTGCTAACTCATAAAGACCAGACTTATCTACTTTTGGTCTTCCTTTGTTACCAGTCTCTTCTTCTTGACTGATTAAACTATCTAATTCAGCAATAGTTTCATCAACTTCTTCTTTCTTTTCTCTTGCCTCCTCTCTTTCTTTAGGAGTGGTTTTACTCATGTCAAGGAACGCAGTGTCTACATTTTCTTTTGAAAACATAGTCTTTGGTTTATCATCTTCTTCCTTAGAGGGAAGCATTACACTTTCTGCTCCAGGGTTTCCAAATATCTCATCAATATTTACATCTACTTGACCTACCGTTGTAGTGTCTAAAAACTGAGTTTCCCCAGTGTTTGTTACATTATCCATAATTGTTGGTTTTTTATGTTATACTTTAATATACAAATTAAACTTGAAAAATTTAAAAGTAAAAAATAATTATTTAGCACTATATAGCTAACCCCTTATTTCTTTTTCACTTCTCCTCCTTTATCAAATTTATTTTTATTTACTCTTGCTATTTCAAGTTGCTTATTTGCTATATCTCTTTGAACATTAAGCTTCTCTCTTTCTAAATCTATTTTGTTTCTATCAATAATCATTCTATTAGTATCCTTATCTCTTTGTAAAGATGTTTGAGCTTCATACTGTTCAGTCTGTCTAATATCTTTCATAGCATCTTGATAGTCAGATATTTCATTTTTATTAACATCTTGCATTGCTCCAAAACCTGCTGATCTAATTTCAGCAACAAGCACTTCATTTTGTCTATCTTTTTCTTTCTGAGTTTCCTCATAAGTTCTTCTAAGTTGTGCTTCCTCTGCATCTGCTTTAATTTTTTGTTCTTGCATTTGTTGTTGAGACTGCATCTCTTGTTCTTTCTGCTGTTTTAGTTTATTCTCAGAATCTTTAAGTACTGTATTAAGTTCAGCAATGGAATCAGATTGTACAATTTTACCAAGATCATATACTGATGCTCCTGTAGTATTGTTATTCATAGCCATTTGTTTTAATTGTTCTAAGATGGCTCTATGGTTTGCAGTTGTACTACAGAAGATATTAAGATCTCTCATTAATAAATCAGTACCATTTATTTCAAAATTAACCTTTTCATCAGCTGATGTAACATAAGTTAATCTTGCTGAAGGATTTGTTGAATTATAATACTGAGCTAAGTCAGTTCTCATTTGATGTACTCTTGGCATTAAGTAATCACAGTGTTGTATAAAGAATACTTCTGTTTGTGCATAAGAAGCACTTTGTGCTTGTTCTACTCCAGTAGCAGTCATCTGAGATAACTGTTGTCCCATTCTTTGTGCATTAACACCAATCACTTCATATGCTTGTTGTTTAAAATGGTTTGCTAAGTTTACTCTTGACATTAATCTTTCTGTCTGAGATAGATCTAGTTTTTGGAAATGATTAAAGTTAAGAGCATTCTCTGTATTAGTAATAGAAGTATCTAAAGGAAGCATTCCAAAATTCTTCATTGCTACATATGCTTTAGATAAATTACCTTTTCCCCAGTCTTCTCCTAAAGAGTGTCTAGGAAGAGTGTTCTGGTCTAACATGATAATAGTACCTAACTCATCTACTAATATGTCAGCAATCTGGTTATTTACTATGTTATATCCAATCTGGAATGGCTTCATTAAATCAATAAGTGCAGTTGACTTAGTATTTCTATCAGAGAATACTGCACCTTCTACAGGAAGCTTACAACCATATAAAGTATTATCACCTTTAAATTGAAACTTAAGTGGTCCAATTTTTTTCTTTTCTACACCAATATACATAGGTGTAAATCCTCCTGGATTATTCATACCCCAGAAAGAAGGAATATTTGGTCCTATCTTTACACCACCCCATACTTCATTAATCCAGATCCAATCTATGTGTTCACCAAATATTAAATTATCTTTAGTTTTATTTTTATTTAATCTAGTATCATAAATAGGTTTAATAGTTGTCTTGTAATTTTCATCTACAATTTCCATTTGAACTTCACCTTCATCAGTAACAAGTATTAAATGGCCAACTTTTCTTTGAGACTTCCAATATACTGTTGTGCAACGTAATAAATAAGCAGTACCTTGATTATAGTAATCTTCACTTTCAGCTAATATCTCAGTAATAATATCTCCTCCGCTAACTACAGCTCCTCCCATTGCAGTTGTATATTGTCTCATTGCAAGAGATGGCATGTTAGTATTCCAATCATGAGTCTTAGTACCATCATAGAAAGTACCATCATTTTGATAACCACCAATATTATAACCAGCAGATCTAATAGGATAAATAGCTTCTAATGCAACCATTTGTTCTTCATCCATTAAATATCCATATTTATCTAGAGCATCAGAAGGAGTTAACATATCTGTTTTACCTACCCAGTTAGCTTGAGATATGTATCTTGCATCTGGAGATTTATGATAAAAAGTTACAGCAGGATTCCATAGCTCTACTTCATAGTCATCTTCCATCATTCTCATATGCCAGAATTCTCTGTCAGTAATAAGCATATCTCTGAATGCTCTTTCCTCAAGTTCATTCATACCAAATCTTTCAACATCTACTTTATGTTGGTGAGTAGCCCACTCTTCTACCATAGATCTATAATCTTTTCTAAAGAACATTTCTATTTCTGGAAGAGATTTTAATTTATCATCTGCTGTTTCTTGTTGAAATTCTTCTGATGCAGGATCCATTCCTTGATCCATAAGAGCAGATGCTATTTTTAATTTAGCATTAGATAAAAGAACTTCTTCTACCATTACTCTTTTTTGCTCAAGCATTTCATTATAAGATGTATCATCTACTGCCCGGTATGTAAGTTTAGTAGATCTTTTAGCAAACTCAGCTACTAGAACATTAATAACATTTGGAATAATAGGATAAAACTTTAACTCTAATGCAGATTCATCTTCTTTAGTAAGTACTTCTACAATATCTCTGTACTCATTATTATCTTCAACTATATAATCAGACTTATCTATAATACCTTTTGCAAGCTTATAATTCTTCATTAGCCTACGGGCATTTCTGCGGAGTTGTTTAAGACCTTGCCATTCAACCCAATCTAAATTCCATGCAGCCCATCTATCATCTTTTTCTTCTTTAGATAGAAATTGAAGTGGTTGGGTAATACTACCCATTCTATTAGTTTCAACTTTGGCTCCTGCTTTAGCCTGAAGTGCATTAATTATTTTCATAATATTTATTTAAAGTTCTTAAATGCGGATCTTTTTAAATTGGATCCTACATTACGAAAAGGATTCCTATTTAATTTAAACAAATTTTCTGACTTTTGCAAGTTTTTAGCTGCATCATCCATAATAACTCTTTTAGAATATCCCTTATTTGCTTGTTGTATTCTCATAAATGCAACCATTGCAGAAAATGCAACTAGTCTATCCACATTGAGTCCATCTGTGTAGGCATGCATTTCTTTTAGTAACATTATATCTGGTATTCTTTCTACACCATATGTAGTTCTTACTATAGTCCCATCAGGTTTAGTTACTGTATCTAATTCTTCTTTACAGTATTCTATGACATAACTTAATAAGTGATGTTTAAATAGTACTCCTGTATTTCTCCAACCATACTCCTGGAAGACGTTAGCATTTGCACCTAAGTCTTTTAAGAACATAATCTGATTTTTGGGAACAAGATACTTCTGTCTTTTCCTAGATATCATATATAAGATAAACAAAGAAATGTTATTCTCAATTACAGTCTGAGCATTATACCACTCTATGATCATCTCTAATCTTTCATGTGTTTGTTTGATATCATCAAATCTTCCACACCATGCAGCTACTATTTTATCTTGTTCTATGTAAGTTTCTGAATCCCCTGCTGTATGTTTAGTTACTTCTATAGGAGCTTTCATAACATAGATAGAACATAATGAATCTGAAGTAGTTGTCTTTCCCTCAGCTACAGGGTCAATAGATGCATAGTACTGACCATATTCAGGATCTTTAATAGGTCTTTCCCATACAACTAAACATCCAGTTTTATCTTCAGTCTTTTTACTTATTGGAAATTCAGATATTGGTAACTTATTACTTGTCTTAACTTTAATCTTTCCTATTTCATCTCTAGATATATCTAGATATTCATATGGATATTCTTTATCTTCTATTCTTCTTATTTGTGCAGTAACAAGATGTGATGGAAACTTAGATACTTTTCTATGTTTAAATGCTTCTGCTATATTTCTAGGGTGCTGAGATATTTCTAACTGATAATCTTCAGGGTCCATAGATTTCTTTATCTTCTCAAAATAATCATCTAATGCTTGTAATGCTTCTTCTACAAGTGAATTACCATAATCATCTATGTAAGGAGGCATTGACCATTGTTCTGGAATAAATAAACCTGACTTACCTAAAGTACCTTGCTCATCTAGTAAGTCTGTATCTACAGAAAATATATCATTAGCTTCTGGATCTAGAATCATTTTCTTTAAAGGTTCACATTGATCTAAGTCACCCACGGATCCTGCTGCAATAAATAATCCTGTAGTAATCATACCTGATTTAAGAGCAGGTTTAATGTATCCAAATGTTGTATTCATCTTAGGAGCAATACCGGCCTCTTCATGGAAGAAGTATTTAACTGGTCCACCTACTCCATTTGTTGGATCTTTATCAAAAGACATTCCTTGTAAAGTTCCTTTTAGTCCTACTTCAGCTTTTCTATCTCCTTTTCTTACTTCAATCTTTTGTTGCCACATCATTACTTTATCTGGAGACATAGGTCTATACCAAGCAGTGTGTTCATTTAAGAATGCAGCATATTCATTTAGAAATTTCCATGTACCTTTCTCATTAATGTAATCTTTAAGGCTTGCTCCCATCTTTAAGGTAACCCCTGCTTCAAACCATAACTGATTAATTAGTTTTCCTGCATGAAAATAACTAGATGCAATCTGTCTTTTCTTTAGTATAGCAGCATGTAAATAGAATAGTTCTGCAAGCACTTCATATAATGCCATATGATATTGTGCATCCCTTATTTGAGCAAAGTCAAACTTCTGTTGTTCCTTATCAAAAATTGGTAAAAAGTTTAACCACATATAATAATCTCTGGTAAGATACCATGTTTTATTATCTGATTTAATTAATACTCCTAGTCTGCATTTATTTTTTTGATCATCCCAGTAATTAACAAAGTCTCTGGATTTAAATGGTGCAGTACAGTATACTTTAGTTTCTCTAAACTTTCTAGACTCAGCAATAAATATTTCATTGGTTACTTCATTAAATTCATATTTTCCAGGTTCTCTAAATATAGAAAATAAAAAGTCTCTCCACTCATCTCTTGATTCAAAAGTTGTTGTTGTCCATGTACCATTATCCCATGTGGGAATATCTTTATAAATATCATCCATAATTAACTGTCATATGCTAGACCTTGACCACCTCTTACTTTACTAGATTGTTCTTCTTGTAAATCTTTATATACTCCTTTAAATGAAGCTCTAATCTGATCAAAGTTTTTAGCTGCAGCAACTATAGAATTTATATTACCATCTCTTCCATCTGTAATAGGAGTATTCTCCATATATCTACCTAATCTATCTAACATAGATGCAATACCTTTATATGCTCTAGATGTTGGTGTCTCATACATTCTTTTACAAAATTCTAAAGCAACATGAATATCATCATCTTCTAATGAAAAATCTCCATTTATTTCTTTCATAACTAAATACTCTTTATCTATATCAGGTGCATAGAAAAAAGGATTCATATCTGGATTAGGACATGTCATATAAAATAAATACAAGTATATCTTAAGATGCTCTTCTGGATAGTTATCCATTATATCTTTTAAAGCTTTTAGTGTATAGCAATGTTCTGTTGGTACTACAATACCATTTTGTACATCAAATAGTCTTACTAACATATTATTTCTTTTTAATTGGATTATCTTTCATATAATTTATAATAGCAAGAACTTCATCATAAAGATAAGGTACTGACATTAAAGTAAGATCTTTAACTATAGGATCTCCATTATCTAAATACTTAGTTATTGGATATCCAAACTCATCTTTACCTTCTTCTTCAAAAGATATATGTTGTATAAATATTCTACCAGGAATTAACTTAGGATTATGTTTTATTATAATGTACATATAAATACTTAATTGTAAAGCATAATGATTAAAATTACAGTCATCAAGATGTGTTAATGGAAAAGATAATTTTTCAGATACACCTTCCCAATTTTTAAAAGATTCTGTTTTAATTTCTTTATTAGTTTTATAATCTATAATATTTACTTTATTATTAATTACTTCAACAAAATCTGATTGCCCACATATACCTGCTGATTTAAGATATACCATATGTTCAGGATATACTCCTGGATCTAATTTTTGTGAAGGTGCAATTCTAATACCATTGGTTTCTCCAGAAGGAGGGAATACAGGAACTACTATACCTTCTCTTTCCATAGATGATAATCCACATATATCAGATTCTCTTTGATTATGATAGAAAGTACCTAGGGTCATAGCTCTATCTGATTCACTATTCCATATAGCTTCAATAGCAATAGGATCAATTCCAAACCATTTAGATTTTTTACTTTTAGTTACCTTAGCAGCTACTGCTTTAGCATCAAAAGGTTTTTTAAAATGAGATACTAGTGTAGTAACACTTATCCAATTAATTTTATCAGAATCATGTATACTCTTGTAACTATGATCTGAGGCTTGAAATACTATACTCATAACTCATCTAGTTTATCTTCTTGTTTTTCTGTAATAACTTTTGTCCATTTATTTAGTGGACAATTAGAAGACAATGATCTTGTTTTAAATGCTAATGAACAACCACATTCATTACAACAAGGTCCTGTTCCTTTTACAGCACACTTTTTACCTTTACTTGGACACTCTGCACATATATCATTTCTTAGTGAAGCTACATGTTCTACAAAATCATCTCTAACAATACTATTGGTTATGCCTTCAATTATCTTTTTGCGGTCCTTCCAAATTTCTTTTAATGTATTCATCTTTTAAGTTTTGAATTTTTTCTTTCTTTAATTCTAGTAAAACTATTTTTTTTTCAATTTCAGTTAAAGCAACAATTTTTTCCTCTAACATTTTTTTATTATAGTATGCACTAAATGTAGATGTATCATGAGTTTCTAAGATTTTTTTATATCTTGGAATTGCTTTTCTAACTGAATAAGTTCTTATAGCAAATTGTCCTAAACCATCAATATTAATTCTAGGATGTTTAAGTTCTGTTAAATTTGATCTTACTTCTTTATAATAAAACTCTACAAAGTCTTGTATTAAATCTTCAGAAAGATTTAGATCTTCAGAAATTTCTTTATATAAAGTTCTAGATTTTTTTGGAATCATTTGCCTAAAAACTTATAATCTAATAATACATCACCTTCAGCTTGAATTTGCATATTAGGATTAATTAAAATTATTTTTTTATTTTCTGTATCTTTTATTACAAGTTTATTTTTTTCACACTTATTAATACAATTTCTTACAGTCTGTTCTGACTTAAAAATTTTATATTCTTCAGAGGCATCATAACAAAAAGCAGTAAGTTCTATAGGGCCAATACTACATAATAAAGTAAGGCACTCTAGATCAGATTCACTCACTGTTATTCTATTAATATAACAGTGAGTCAATATCTGAAATTTAACAACATCTGGTTTAGACATTATTACTTTTTTCTGTACCTGATTAACTAAAGCCATTATTACTTAGTCTTAAGTTTTCTAACAGGTTCTGAATCAATCTCTGTATCATCTGCATCTGAAGTTTCAGGATTTTCAGAATTTTGTGTCATCATTGCAAATTGATATGCTATACTAGATCTTTTAAATCTTGCTTCATCAATTTTTAAAAGCATGTCTTCATAGTTTAGTTGTGCTTCTAAATAAGGTACTGAATCCTTATAAAAATTTAGCATATCTGCTTTCCTTTGTGCTAACTGTTCTGCACTCATGTTCTCTTGTTCTTGTTGATTTTCCATTATATATATTTTTAAAGTTTAAACAAAAATACATATAAAGTTTAAATAAAAAACATTTAAACAAAAAAAATCCAGATAATTTAACTTACCTGGATTTCTATACTTAGAGAAGCATAATTAAAAATTACCCTTTAGTTCTTGGTTTTACCATTTTTTTTACATTGCTTATTACTGTTTTTGCATTAGTAACTTTAGCTGCAATTTTAGGATGGTTCTTTAAAAATTTACCACCACCTATTGGTCCACCATTTTTTTCTTGTTTTAACATTTTTTTAAGACCAAGTCCTGCAGCTGTAGCAGCACCAATACCTAATAAGGCACCTAATGCGCGACCACCACCTCCTCCACCTCCAGAAGATGTTCTGTATCTAGTTACTTTTCCACAACCACTTTTCTTTTTTCTTTTTCTTTTTTTACCAGAAGCATCCATATATTCTTCCATACAAGAATCATCCATTGATCCTCCTGTTTCATACTTTTTCATAATTACCTGTTTTTAAATGTAAAGTTTAATATTGTTAGCATATAAAAGTCTCTAGAGATATCTATTTCTAATGTAAAGAAATCTATAATACCTACTCTAAATCTTATAGCAAATTTATCCCATTGTTTTCTTGATGTGTTCCAGTTGTTTCTAAATTTCATAATTATAATTTTTTTAACATTTCTATTACTCTTGGACAAGGATACATATCTGACTTGTCTTTTCTGACAGAGTTGTGTGTAAAGATACCTTTATTTCCTTTTAGTGCATCTATATCTATATCCCATATAGATTCATTATAGTCTTTAGGTATATCATAAGTTTCACAAAGATATACTACTAATTGTCTTAGTGATTCTATCTGAGCATCTGTATAAGTAAACCAATGCTTATATCCTTTATAAGGCTTTTCTAAGGTAGTTACATTAGAGGGATTAACTTCTCCTCCAACATAATTATAGTACTTACCATTTTTTAAAGATATTGGTCCCCAGTTACATACTTCAATACCTATACTTATAGGGTCTAAAGATAAGTAAGGAACTTTACTAGCTTTAAAAATACTTTCTTTTAAACCTAAATGATATGCCCAGTCTTTAGAACTAAAACACTGTACTATTGTACCATTTGCTCCTATAATAAAAGCTGTTGCAACTCTCTCAGGTTTAGTATCAAAATACTTAGCTACTGATAGTGCATCTGGACCTCCAGCTGTATGGTGTAGGTATATTTGTTTCTTTTCATGTTTTACTTCCATGAACTGACCAGGTCTTAACCTGTGTTGAACTATTTTACTTATATCTAATTTCATAATACATCATCTTTTGTATCCTTGTAAGCACTTGTAACGGTTTTAACAGTCTTTCTAATTCTATTAAAAGAATTTGATACACTTTTTAAAATGTTATTTTTTGATATATCAAACCAATTTTCATTTATTGAGGATACTTCCATAAGACAAAGTATTGCCAATAAAACATTAGTACATATTGCAGGTGTTACAATTAAAACTTGTAAATTAAAAACCTTTAACATTGCTGATATAAATGGTGTTAATGCATAATAATCAATTGGAAATATAACTGCTGCCATCACTAAATAACCAGCAGTCTTATGTAAATAACCTAGTCTTAATATTCTAGATTTAAAAACATCTTTATATTTTCTATTTGTTTCCTGAGCAATTTTTTTAAGTGATATTAATTTAACAACAGTATCTACAAAAATTGTAAACATTAAAATTAATACAAGCATTTGTATAGGAGCAAAGAAAGAGAACATAGCACTAAAAAAGAAAATTAAATTTGTTTTCATATCACTGGAATTTGTGCTTTTATTATTCTATACACTATATATAGGATTACTAAAATTAACCATATACCACCAAACCAAGCTAAGAAATTTATCCACCCAGGAATATATTTAATCTTTTCTGGTTTAAGTGTTTTGGTTATAGTATTAGTATGATATATATCATTACCCTTAATTGTTTTATAGATTGTTTCAACTTTGGCTTTTGTGTAATACACATTATTTTGAAGTTTTGTTTGCAAACTTACTAACTTACCATCCTTGTCTCTAAGGTCTCCATTTAGTTTAGATATAACATTACCAAGAGAGTCACAATAAAGTGTGTCTAATAGCGTTATTGTTTCTCCAGGGATAGTTATTGTAGTGTCCTTAACTTGTATAACTGTTATAGTACTATCTTTCTGAACACATAATGGACAGTATTTAGCAAGTCTCTTTTCAAGAGAACAAGAAGATAATAATAAAAGTAATATAATTAAGTATTTCATATTTATTTTTTATAAACTAGCTAAACAATCTATACAAGTTTCCCAAAATTGGTTGTGAGTAATAGTAGCAGGTCCAATTGTTAAAGTTGTTATTTCATAACATCTATTGTTAAGATCATCTTTAATAATTGCTGGTAAATTATTTGAATCCCATAAAATAACTTCATTTGGTGATATACCATCACAAGCTACAGCAGTATAAAAATCAAGATTTAAACACTGTTCACAATTTTTAGTTTGTTGTAATACTGTAACAGTAGCAGGTCCTGAAGTTACTTCACATTCACTATAATAACATATATTATCATCACCATAAAATGTTTGATAATTCTGTGTTTGACCAGGTTGTGAAGGAAAAATTCTACACTCACCATAAAAAACTTTATCTACTGTAAGACCATCACAAGATTTTGCTATATAAAAATTAGGACAACTTCCACATGAAAAACAACTTGGAGCTAAACCATTAAAACTATCAATAGTAATAGTTGGAGTAGTTGTATTATCCCATTCAATAATTTTATAACATTCAGATATACTAGGTGTAACAGTAGTTGAAATTGACATAGCATCATCTACAGAAAAACCAAATGGAGCTTCAACATATTCTATTACTCCAGAACAACAATTTTGTACTTTGTAAATTACAGGAACATTACAGTTATTTGAATTAGTAAGACATGTTTGACATGCATTAGAACCATAATTAATTACTGCTTGAATAAATGCTGCATTAACAGTAGCTTCAAAAAATGCTGGTGCTGGATCCAATAATATGGTCCAACAATATCCATATTGATCCATAAATGTATCTCCAGGAGCTGCACCAGAACCAATAAGATCAAGTGTTGTAAATAATGAATTACCTTTTTTAGCTCCAGCTCCAGCTACCATTGGACCATCATTACTATCAAGAGAAGCAAGAGAAGCTGTAGCTTGACAACAACTCATTATTTGATAAATATCAGGACATGCTCCTGGTGCAGCAATACAAGTTGGACAATCTGTAGTAATTGAATCAACTATTACTAGTCCAGTTATTGGTCCAGATGTTTCTTCTGTTACATTCCAACAGAAACCATAAGTATCTATAAATGTATCACCTACATTAATTCCTGGTAATGATCCTGTAAATGATTCAGGTTGACCACTACAACATGATACTACAGTTAAATTAGATGGACATGGATTAGCAATAAGACATGCATCACAATCCTGATATGGATCAGCAACAAATCTTACAGTATCTACAGGATCTGATGTTGTTTCTATAATTGTCCAACAGTTACCTTCTGTATCTGAGAATGTTCCTGATGCTGGTAAGTTTTGAGTACCTAAACTTATAACCTCAAACACTGCTTGTTCACAACAGTTTTGAATTCTTACATTTGTAATTACTGGTATTGGTGCACAAGATTTAGTAATATCAAGTGTATATGAAAAATTACAATCAGCAGGAGGATTATAAAAAGTAGGACAATTTACTCCAACAAATAATAGTGTACCTGCAGGTAATGTTACATCAGTTGTTTCTAAAGAAAAACAAACATTAAATTTTGTTTCTGCTATTCTAGGAAATAGTTGTGCAGGTATTAATGTAAATACATTAACTTTATCATCAACAGCATTAGTAAAGTCTTGACAACTTACATATGATACACCTATTAAGAATTTACATTTAGCACCTCCTGCTGCAACTCCATAAGCTGTTCCTTGTAAAGTTATAACATCATTTACATCTACATCTACAGGCAGTATAATTGCCATAGCTGGCAAAGTTGTTGGAACATTTAGTATATTACCATCTAATGCTTGAGTAACATAATTTGTAGGATTAGACATCCAACTATAAGTTCCACCTATAAAAGCCCAGGTATCATCATTATCAGGAGCTACACTAGTATTAAAGCTACTAGCTAATGTTGCTACTTTAGTATGATCAACTTTGCAATTATCTTGCGGAGATATACGTATTTGTGTGCTCATGTTAATATGTTTTAAATAATGTAAATAATTCAGAATAAATAGAATTTCCTGCATTATTAGTATTCCATTGAGCTGTAATAACAAGTGTATTAGCTATAGTAGTATCAAAAGTTGTGTTATTTATTATACTAAAATTCACACCTTCAAAGTTAAGTCCTGAATTTTTAGTATATGCAAATAATCCTCCTGATGCTATTGAAGCTACAGTAGCTGCTCCTAAAGTTCTTACAGTAAAATTAACATCTAATTTCCAGTGTTTATTAGTAGATGCGCTCATTGCCATTGCTCCTGTATCTGCTAGTAATATACCTGATGCAGTTTTAATTCTAACTTGTAAAGTAGCTGTACCTACACAAGATAAATGACCTATTAATGATCCATTAAAACTATCTCCTACTTGAAATCCATTTGCAGGAATTGTAAGACTTCCTAATCCTCCATCTAATAAACTACCTTCAACTGCAGTAGCTGTTACAGGAGTACTAGAATTAGTCTGAGTATATAGTCTATTTAAAAACCCTGAAGGATTTAAAGAATAATTATTTATATATATCTCAGTACTCATTACTTACGATATATAAGTAATTAAGAATGTAGTTCCTGTTGCATTATAAGCTATTCCTGTTAGAGTATTGTTTAGTTCTGCATTATAGTTAATTGTTACTCCTGCAGGTATTGAAACTCCTCCTACTGAACCTGCTGAAGCTCCAACATTTGCTATTGAAAAACTATATGTATTATCAGGTATACTACCTATGCCTGTAGCAGAAACAATATTAGTATTTCTTATTTCAGGTGGACAACAAGTTCCGGCTGTTAAGGCATTAATAATACCTTGAAGACCCTGCAACATTTGTAACTGCCATGGGAAATTATTTCCTTTATTTCCATATGATTTTGTATTCCCTATAGACATAGTTTCTTATTTAATTAATTATTAAATAACTAATGTTAATAACATTATTAAAGGCTGCTGATCCAAGATTATAAATACGAATATCAAAACTTCCATTAGCAAGAGCTTCTGTAATTAATATAGGAATCCCAGCTCCAGGATGTTCTGCTGTAAGAAGAATTCTAGATGTTGCTAGTACTTTAGAATTATTTACTGTAAATGCTGCATTAGAACCTGCTCCTAGAGTACTTGATACTGTAGTAATAATTCCATTATTAGCATTAACTGTAACAGCAGTAGTTATTGCAGTTAACTGAGTTACATTAGCAGTATTATATAATGCTTGTAAGGGAGCTGCATTAACTGCAAGAGAAAGATAACCATCATCTCTAGAAGGATCTTTAGCTGCTACTGGAATTAAAGAAGCTGTGTCTGTTGGAAGGGTAGCTCTATAGTTACCGGCTTTGATCCAAGAAATAAAATTTAGAATGTCCATGATTTGTTTTTTATTAATTTATTAATTTATTAAGAATATATAATTTTATTATACTTTAAAATATTGTCCTGTACATATATAACTCCAGGAGTTGTAGTTTCATCACCATAACCAGACACTGTAATAAATACTTCAGTAGTATAAATTACAAATGGATCTGTAGGAATAAATATATTTCCTTCAAAAGTATATGAAACATTTTCTACTGAAAAAGCACATGGATACTCATAAGTTTCCATAAATGTTGTACCTTCTTCTACTGATGTAAATTCTGGTAATACTGTAGTTATAATTTCATTTGATTGATTAGTTTCCATTTTTATATAATATTAATTGCTGATAATGTAGTGATTGTTCCGTTAAGTGTTGTTGCAGTAATAGTAGAATTAGAATTAGAGTTTGCTGTTGTTACAGGAGCTGTACTTGTATAATTTACTGCTAATGCTCCACCTGCTGTTGTAACAATTGTAGACCCAAGTAATCTTAAGTAACCTGTTGCACCTGCATTTATAAATCCTACTCCCGCTCCTGCATTTTTAATTGCTGAATTAACAATTGTATAATTACCAACAGTTGCTAAAGCAGTTGTGTGAGATGCTGTAATTAAACAATTAGAAATTGAACAATTACCTACTGTAAAACTTGTAGTAGAAATACAAGAACCTGTTACAGCAGAGTTAAATCTACATGCTTCAAAAGTTACAGAACCACTAGTTGTAGCAGTCATTGCTCCTCCCATGTTTCCTGTAATGGCTGTTCCTGTCATTATAATAGTACCATTAGTTGCAGTAGCCATTGCTGTTGTTGTAGCTACTGTTCCTAAGTAATGTATAGTACCTGAAAATTTAAAAATTGTATTAGCATTAGTTACTAATACAATTGGTCTTCCTGCTCCTGAAATATTATTAGTATAAACATTTCCGCTAAAATTGACTGTTACAACACCTGTAGCTGTAGATCCCATAACAGGACGAGTATTATTACCTACTGCATCATAAAAATCTCCCTCTAAAGAAATATTACCTGCACTTGTTCCTGAAACTCCTAAAGCAGCTCCAGCAACATTTGTATAATTATTGTAATATCCTTGTTTAATTCTATAAGTACTTCTAGCAGATACATCACCAGCTACAGAAATTAATTCTAAAGCACATTGCATATAGTCAACATCTAATACTATTGTATTTAAGGCATTAGTATTTCTAGCATAAAAACCTATAAAATTGCTGTTTATTATTTTTTTAACTTTTACATTAGTTTCTAAAAATCCAATATCACGTACCTGTATTACACATCCAGCACCTGTTTGACCTGCAACATATTTTACTGATACTTCATCAGCAGTAAGATTAAAAATACTTTTTTGTGCAGCACCATCAATAGTTGTTCTACTAGCTGATATAGGTTGATTACAAGTAGAAATAATAGATTTAACTGTAGCATTAAATGTATATCCTAACTTAGTACCTATTTCATCACCGTAAAAGAAAAGACTTGCTCCATTAGAAGTATCAGGTCCTTGAGAAAATTGATTATATTCTAATGAACCAAATACATTACAAGTATCATATACTCCTCCTGTAGGTCTAAATAAATGTAACTCTACTCCTGTAACTGTAATATTATACATGTTAATAATTGCTCCTGGAGAAAAATAATAATTAACTCCCGTTTTCCAAAGATTAACTTGTGTGTTTACAGTAGTATTATATTGTAAAGTTCTATTATCAAAAACATAAGTTCCTGGTAATACATATATTAAATCACCTGATGTAGATAAATTTTTAGCTGCTATTAAAGTTTTTAAAGGATTTTCTAAAGTACCAGGATTTGTATCTAAACCATTTGGTGATACAAAAAGAGTATTTATATCAGTAATAGGTGCTGGAGTTGGAGTAATTTGATTAATAAAATCATTTACAGTCATTGTAACTGAAACATAATCATCATCTCTTTTACTAGTTTTTACACCAAGAGGAATAAGAGTTTTATTTATATCTACAGAAGATACAAGTTTGCTGCCTTTTATCCAACTTATGAAATTTAAAATATCCATGGTACAATTCTTTATATGTATAATATAGTAAAAATTATTCAGATAACAAAATTATTAAATAAAAAAAGCCCTGCTGTTACCTAGGGCTTCTCATTAACTTAAAAGGAAACTAACCAAAGAAACTTTTAAGTCAAATCCATAGTCCTATAAAGAAGGACATTATAATTATTATAAATATGCAATAGTTTGCAATTGTATTTCCCAAACTATCAAATTCAAAGTTTTTACTTATCTTATTAAAAACTGGTTTTGACATAGCATTAGCTATTAACCATAGTAATAATATAACGGCACAAAATGATATAATAGTAATTGTTTTCATAGTGTATCTATTCTTCTCTGTAAATATACTAAAGCTTTTTCTAAATCTTCTTTTTTGTTAAAACTTTTTTTACCAGCTCTTGCTAAATACTTTAGAACATTACCTAAATAAAAATCTTTATCTAGTTTCCATGCTTCTAGTACACTGAATACTTCATAGGTTGTATCTTTTCCTCCATAGTATTCCGGACGGGAATTAAATGGAGGTTTATCTTTTCTAAAGTCATGTACCTCTTCTGCAAGAGTATTATACTTTAAATCCTTTACATTATAAGGATTATAAGTTATTATTCTTTCTTGAACATCTTCTGGAGACAGTTCTTTAGAATTAATTGTACTAGATGAAAAGTAATCATCATGTGAGATATTTACCATATGATTGCTATATCCATTTCATTCAACATTAACTTAACACTTCCTTCAATGTCAACTTTTTCTGCATGTTCTAATTGACTAACTGCAATATATACTACATCTCCTGCAACAACATCTTCTACTTTATCTCCTACAGCATAAATAGTAAGTCTATTCCATTGCTTCATTGCTTCATACATTAATGCATCATCATCTTTAGCAGATAACTTAATTGCTGACTCTTTCTTTACAGGTACTTCTATTAAGATTCTTCTTCCTCTTAATGTTTTAAATTTGTTCATACTTTTATTTTAGGGTTATTACTTTGTTTATAGACATTTGAGCATTAACTATTTCTCCTAGAGCATGCTCAAATAAAATGCTTCTAACTGGATTACCTCCGGCTAATACATATTCTTCTCTTAATACATTGGTTGCTTCTGCCATAAGTTTTTTAACTTTATAGTCTGAAGAATCTTCTGATAAATCAAAATCTATTTCCATTAAGGTTTCTCCAAAAGATACTATTTTAGTTTCTTTAAAGGCTAATTGTTCTTCATTATTTTTATGAGATCCATCACAAAAGCCATTAGCATCTTGAGATTTTCCACATCCACATTTAGGTTTATCTGACATAATATATTTGTTTGGTTTATGCAAATATATAATTATTTTCCTTGACCTCTATATAATTTTTTATATTTTTTTGAAGACTTCAATTGAGAGCTTCCAGACTTAGCATGTATGCCTGGTCTAGAGATATTCTTTTTTACTTTTGTGGTCAAGCCACTGTCTTTAATTTTTGCCATGATTATAATATATTAACAGTTCCATTTTCTTAATGCAAGAGTCTTTCTTGTAGGTTCTCCATTTGGTTTTTTAGCAGGGCCTGGCATACCAGACATTCTAGCGCAAAAACTCTTTCTTCTTTTAGCATCTTTACTTCCAGCTTTTAATTTAGATGGTTTAGTTGTTACTGCTGTCTGAAGTTTACTACCAGGATTAGCTGCTCTATAAGAAGCTACTCCTTTAGCATTCAATCCTCCTTTAGGATCTTTACCTTCTTTTCTGGTCCAAGCTGCTGTCTTTGCCATGATTATACTTTTTTAACTTTATTACCCATACCTACTCTAGATTTTTCTGCTTTTTTAGCAGCTAACTTAGAGGGTGTTATTTCACTTTTAGTTTTAGGTGTAGCTTTAGATACTCTTTTGGTAGGTCTACAGTATTCATTTTTACCACCAGCACCACAAGCTTTTCCTGATTTAGTATCTTGCCATTTTTCTGCTTGCCATCTTTTAAGATCTGATCCAGCTTTAGTTTTTCTAACAGTGCCAGAACCTTTCCTACATTTAGCAATAGCTTGAGAAGCTCTTGCTGAAGGGAACACAGCGTACTGTGCTTTTACTTTAGAATAACATGCATCTTTTGGCATTACTTTTTCTTTTTAATTACTCCACCTTTTTTATAAGTTTCATATTGTACATCTGATCTAACTTTTTTACCTCCCTTAAATAACTTTTTACTTTCTTTTTGTGATGTCCAATCTCCTTCTTTATCTCTTTTTACAACTTGTTTTTCTATATACTTAGCCCTAGGTTCATCTTTAGTTTTATATGTAATATCTTTTTCTTTACTTACACCTTTTTTTGTAAGTCTATTATAAGAAGAAGTTTGTATGTTTTTTCCACCATCTGTTTTTATAACTTCTCTAGTTCTTTTAATAATTTTTTTAGGTATGTTCATATTATTTTATTTTCTAGAGAAGAACCCTTTCTTAGGTGCTTCTATTTTAGTACTCTTTAGTTTTTCAATAATCTTGTTTGCTTCATCTTCAGCAAATGTTATAACCTCTTCTTCTTTGTCTTTTATATCCCAGTTGTTTAGTAAGATACTCATGTGCATAGTTTCATGCATAACAGCTGTGGCTTTCTCTGTAACATTATACTTTTTAAAAGTACCTAAGTTTAAAAACAAGAATGGTTTGTATGGGGATTTAGCAGTTAACTTTTTATCTGCTGGATCATAATTAGTTAATCCATATATGTAAACTCCATTGCCAACAGTCATATCTACTTCTTCAGCTTGAGCATCTGCTCTATTCAACCCGTGCATCTCATCTACTTTATAGTAGTCAAAGATTTCAGTAGCATCATTACCTATAAGTAAGATGTACTTACCCATATCAACTTTCTTCATATTATAATATACTAAATTTTATTTACTTATACAAATCTAAGGATATAACCTGATGACGGGGGGCCTTGAGTAAGGCTATAACCTTATAATGTGTAATATAGTTTACAAAACTATATGTTTTTGTAACTTATATGTTACATTATAGTGGAAAATTTCCATCACTAAACT